CGGGCGAAAGCATGGACCGATCCGGGCAAGACCAAGCGCATAAATGTCTGGAAAGGTGCGAAGATTCACGACATTGTGCCACAAAAACGCGGCGATCTGACCTTGGATGGTCAGACAGAGTGACATGATCGGACACTGCAAGTACCTGTAATTGCTGTACTGTCTGACTGTCCTACTATGTCTTACCTAATATTATACAAACGCTCTATCGCGCGCGCGCGCGTTGGAAATACTGTAGAACCTAACCTAGGACATGCCAAGACAGTCAGACAGCTTGCACTGCGCGCCGCACCACAGTGGCTTGATCAACTCTGTTTAGTGGGCGGCTATTGATGTGATGCATGCAGGACCGCGTAGCAGGGTCGTAGGGAGGCGTGGCGAAGAAAGCCTGGCGGCTGGGTGTCTCGGTCGCGGTGTGCCTGTAGCAGGCCTTAGCGAGCGGGCAATTGACACCGGAGCACATAGCGATGTCAGGCATGGTACATCGGGCGCGGGAGTTTGGCGTCCCATTGTAGGTGTAGGTCGCACACGACGCGTACTTGGTTGAAGATCGACCGGCGGATGTGTAGGGAGCCTGCACACATTGTAGGTTCGCCTGGCGCGAGTAGGTGGTGGTGTTCTCGGCAGCACGTGACGGCGTGCAACCTAAGTTGCGGTTTGCTCGGTACCTTGGTTAGTGAGATGGGTGAAGCGTAAGTTTTGGCGTGGCGTTTCATCAAGGGGCCTTTCGTGGAAGGTGCCGGCGAGCGAACGCGCTGCGGCAGATTTGTACGTACGCGGTTTCGTTGGTAAGGGCTTTGACTAGGCAGCGGTAGGCCAAGTGTCGGTCGCCCACGTAGCGTTCTACTATGCGGAGCACGTGAGGGTAGCGGTAGCGTGGGTCAAAGCGGACGTCGGTAGTGCCGTTGAGGGTGCGACCGACGACAGCGAGATATGGTGCGTGAGCTGTCAAGACTTGGCTCTTTTTTGTGGTTGTTTGAGCTTGGCGAGCATCGCCCGAGCGGCCTTGTGTGATCCGAAGTTGAGCCCCGCCATGATTTCGGCCATGGTAGGACGTAGGCCAGTTCGTGCTACGTAGGCGGCAATCCAGTCCGTGATTTGGCGTTGTCGTTTAGTCATTGGCATGTAGTGTAGACCGTTCCGCCAATCACTTGGCTGGTGCAGTTGGTGGGGCGGTATGGGTTGTTGGCGATCTGGTTGCCTGCTGCGCGAATGGCAGCCGCCCATGCGGCGTGGTCAGCCTGAGTCATGTGGGCACAGCCGCTGATGCTTACACCGAATGTAAGCAGCCCTAGCAGTGCGCGGATCGCCTTGATCAAATCGGTGCGCGTCAGAATCATGTAGCCGAGCGTAAGCCCTAAGCAGGTCAAGATTGCTTCCATAGCCGTTTCCTCCACCTATGGTTTATAGTTCGTGGCGTGCTGTAAACCCTCGCCTCACCGCAGTAGCTAGATCATCACGGTTGGTTGCGCCAGCTGCGCACGGGGTCGGCATTGGCTGCCTCAGGGTGCAGCGTGGCCTGATACTGGCGTTCTAGAGCATGGGTGCCACAGTAGCCTTTGCCGTGCACGAGCACCGATCCTAGGCGTTGGCATGGTTTGTTAGTCGATTCCGAATGAGCGGCGCATTTCTTGACTGTTGACATGGTACGTTCCTTTGCTGCGGGTTGACTAGCTTTGTTTGGCGACTGGTCCGGTAAGGTCGATTGCTTCGGTGCAGCCGACATAGTGGGCAACACCATTGCGGGCTTGGCGGAGCCTTGCCGACACCAAGGCGCCATAGACCTTGGCGTTGAGTCGTTCGATGATGGCGTTAGGGTCGCGACGCGCATCCATTTCTAGACGGTGCGCCTCAGCAACGCCCCGATCGCCTAGCACACGATAGATAACGTCGTCCGCTGGGTTTAGCTTGTTGCCTAGGTGCAGATAGAAGTAGGCGCGCGCTCCCTGGTGTGCGTTCTTGCGTCCAAGTCGGCGAACGGCTGCCTTTGCGGGCATGGTCGGCGGCAGCGTCGGCACGGGCACGGCGCTAGCCGGTCCAACCCAGCGTTGTGTCAGAACGGGTTGTGATTGCATCTCCGCTTGCGCGGCCGCAACCCGCTGCATAACAGCAGGCATAGGGGCGGGCGCGCTTAGCAGTGCTGCCGCCTCAGTGAGTAGTCGAGCCGCTTCTAACAACTTGGTCTGTGCTTCGTGCATACGATATTTCTCCTTTGCTCTTGACCGTAGCTTGCGTCTTAGAATCGCGCAAGTGTTTTTGTTTGCCTAGCACGGCCGCGACTACGTAAGGTGCGGTCATCAGCCCTACTAGCGCTGTGTAATATTCGATCATGGTGCCTCGTGCTTGGCTAGCTTGTCGACCACGCGCTGACAGAATACCAGCATCTCAGCCAGTGAAAAGCGGGTGATCTGATCGACTGGATCTAGCTTGCCCATTAGTCTCCCTGTGCTGATGTCCATGATCAGCGTGTCTGTCATTACGTGTAGCAGCACGCCTTTTTTCTTGGCTAGTTCTTCATCGGTCTTCATCGGCGCCCCTCTGCCTGAGTTGTTGGCGGATTGCAAGGTCAGGGCGTGAATTTTCCGTGTTTGGCATCGGCGATTCGCTTAGTCAACATTTCACGCGTAGCAAAGATTTCGTTTTGCACATGAATTGCCATCTCGCTTGCGTGTAACTGGTGCGCCGCAGGTGTGACGTCACCTTGACCGCTAGTCTCACGCGCAATTATCAGCAATCGCACCATTCCCATGAGGTAACTACACTGTTGATTAAAGCCTGTCTCGTTCATTTGCCGGGCTAGGGTGCGCAAGTCGTCTAGCTCTGTGCCAAGGAACGCGCCAACCTTAGTTAGATACTTGTCTAAGTCGGTCATGACATTTTCTCCTCATTCGCTTTGCGTTGTCGTGCGATGCGCCAAAGCAATTCGATCGGCTCTTGAACCTGCGGCAGCTCCATACGAGATACGCATGCGAAGGCCTGCGCCAGCACTTTGCTAGTCTCAGCGGTCGCAATATCTGCATCGCTGATAGTGAGGCGCACCGAGGCTTTCGCATCGCTCCGCTTGGGGGTTGTGTTGCCAGCTAGCATAGTCAAAACGCGTTGTAGGTCTGTCATACTGTCTCCCTTTAGAAACGATTTATTTCTGGCCTGACTACTTCCATGCGCAGCTCATGACCATAGCGATTGTGCGGCAACGGTAATCGACGAAACGAGAACGTGTTAAATAACTCGTTGTACTCTAGTCCCCAGTCACAACCCCCCTTGCGTGAATAGTCGGGCGTTGTGCGTGCCGCATCATTTGCCAGGCGTTGCGCCTCTGCTCGTGCCACTAGATAGCGCGCGTGTTTTTCGGCGGTAGTCATGGGGCGTGAATCCTTTCAGGTTAGAGCCTGGCAAGTGCTGCGTTCATAAAGGCCTGATTTTGTGCCACGCCAGCACCAAAGAATACGTTATCAATGCGCGCGCTAGCGGTTTTGCCTGCTTTGCTGAACCATTGCAAGGTGCTTTGGGCTGCATTGTAGGCGCCCCACAACGTGCCGCGTGCCGGATCGGTGTCGTGCGACTGCATGGCTTGAACGAAAGCGCCGCGCGGGTTCTTGGTTGCGGAGTCGACCTCGAAACACTCGCGTAGGTATTCGTCAAGCTTGGCAGAGTCGATTTGCTTAGCTGCCAGTTGGCGCAACACAGCGGCTTCGGCGTCAAGCGCGGCTTGCTCCTCTTGAATATACGTTGACCAATCACAGAGGCGCGACTGAAAACCGCGCGTGTGCTTGACGCGTTGCATCCCCTTGGCATCGGCCAGGGCAGCGGCCACAGTGTTTGCGCACACTTGACGAACTCGCGAGCGAAACTTCTTGGCGACCGTTTGCGCGTCCAAGCCGTCCACAAAGTTGAGATAGGTGCGAATGTCGTCACTTTGCATGATGCGCGCCTTAAGCTCGGCGCCGACAATCTCCGTGGTCAAGTAACCGCGCTGGTAACCGTTCAGCGTGCCAGCCGTAACCACGTTCAACAGGCCAGCGTTCAGCAAGGGTTCAATCACTTGAACCAGCGATTCATATCCGTTGGCATTGCATGTGTACCGATTGCCCACGATGGAGACGACTTGGATCGCATCCTTTGCCAGGTTGGTTGTAACGATCGCCCTGTGGTCTGGCGAAACGATGCCATTGCCTTGCGCAGCGACAGCGCCAGCGTTGGCGATCTGCACGGGTCGTGCGAAGCCCTCGCTGCGCAGGGTTGCCGCGCTAATGACATCAAAGCGCTTATCCAATGCGTGCCATGCCGGGGAATCGGTGTTACGCGTCAAGCAAATGTCCATACCTTCAATGATTTCGTGTGCCATGATTTCGTTCTCCCAAAAGTTGTGAAACTGCGTATCTACTATAGGGTTGTGACAAGTTGTCACATAATGCGCTTACTTACTTGCTCCATGGCGCGCATCGCGGCTGCCCACTATGCGGCCATGCGGGCCGAGGGCTGGCGCGTCGTGTCTGGCGCGGGTGGATTACGGGAGCCAACGGCTTGCGGGCACCTCTTCGTCCATCCGAGCCGCTCGAGCTCTAGCCACTCATCCACTGCCACACGCACCATCGAGCTAGGCTCAATGCCCCTCGTGCGGGCCTCTGCCTCGATCGCGGTTAGCTGCTCAGATGTCAGGCGCACGCTGATGCGCTCGCGTGGTGGATTGGGCCCTGGCGGGCGCCCGGCGCCTGGGCGCTTGCCCCCAGGCGCGATCATTCTTCCTCAGTCTCACTCAAAACATGCGCATTGCCCACCCATCCGAAACCGGCACCAACCCATTCCTTGCGCGTAGGCTTGCGGCCGAGTTTGCTGCACACCCACTCAAGATCGGGCGCGGTGGGGGTCCATATGCCTGTCCAGCCCTGCGTACGAGCTTCGGTCTCACAACTGGCTAGCAAAACGGAAATCTCGTTTGTGTTCATATGTGATTGCTCCATGGCGCGCTAGGCGCAGTTGCTGTCCAATTGCCATTCGCGATGCGTGTTGCAGTGTTCATGCAGTAATACAATGCACAACACTTGCCAAGTGTCGGAATCGCGTAAACACTGAGTTATTTACCAAGTGTCAATAGAAAATCACGACATCCGTGTCATAGCAAATCGAACATACAAGTTATATTTCTCGGATTCACTAGCAATATCGTACAGTTAACACGCATTTAAAATCGCGACATTTGTGTCATAGTTATGAAAAATTTGCATAGCAGTCGTCGATGCAAGAATCGTGCCAAATTTCGACTTTTATAGGTGTGTAACGGTCGTCGAGACGTATGTTACGTGATTGACCCTTGAAATCATTGAGGAATTCCGATTAAGCACTATCCCAACAGTTGGTACAGCGCTATCTGCTTGCTTATTATGTAAGCGATTCCGCGCTAAGTCCTTGATATCATTGAGGAATTTGCTGGATGGTACCCGGGAGTTGAAATCGACCCGATTGGGCCAGGCGGTGGCGGTCGCTGTGGCTATAGCTATATGTAGTATCTGGGCGTATACACGACCTTGGTACTGTGCTAGCCCGTGGTTAGCATGTACTTAAAGCAAGGTCCGTTGTTAGGTATCCACGCTAATGAACTGGGCGAGATCTGGGCGGCGCCTAGCAGGACGGCAAAACAGTGGCGCAGACTAGTTCACCGCGTTCGTGAGGGCTACGCCTTTATGAAGGTGTACGATCGCCTAGAGCGGAAGTACGTACACTGGGCAGTACACCGCTACGTTTGCTGGACATTCCTAGGGCCACCGCCTTTTCCATGGTACGTAGTCCGCCACATGGATTCGGACCCTCTGAACAACTCGATCTATAACTTGAAGTGGGGAACAAAAGAACAGAACGACGACGACAAAGTAGACAACGCGGCGCGAACGGTGCCGTTGACACTGCCTTAGAGTCGTGCTAATCTCGCGTTGACGGTAGCGGATAGTATACCGCCAGATTTAGCTTGTTACATCCCCGGCCTTGCGGTCGGGTAGCGGCTAGTGGACACCCCTGGGCAATTTCGCTCAGCCACCGCCGCCAAATTTTTTGCTCAGCGGGACATTTTGCACTTGCCTAAGCGGGCTGTGGCGAATTGACGAGCACCGAAGTGGGAGAGCGTCCCTGCAACCCCACCAGCGCAATGAGTCTGCGTAAGCGACCCAACGTCAGGGGACTGTGACTCACGACGTGACTTGCTGGAGAGACGGCATAACTTTGCGGGGCCGCATGCCAAGAGTGTTGCTGAGTCGAGTCAAGTCCACCCACACCCGCCTGCGCACAGACACCGTGCTAGGCTGGACGAACGCGCTGCCGGCTGTTGGCGAACCGTTCGTGATGTCGGCGGACCCGCTTGACCCGGCCGCGAGCATGCGGCTAGTGACTACCACGCCGGTGGTCGCGCTGGGCGCGGGCGGCGAGTTTAGCACGGAAAACTCAACCTACCGCCTGGAGCTGGTGCCGGTATGATCAAACCAAGTTTAGTTGTGCTGCTGGCCTGCCTCACCACAGCAGCTAATCCTAATCCAGGCTGCAGTTTTGAAACGCACGGGTCAACGTGCGGGCGTCCCGCCGGCACCAGTTTGCAGTGTGAGTGGCACGTCAGTACCTGCGGCGTGCACTTAACCAGCTGCTCGGACGGGCTGTCTCGCTACTGCGTCGCCAATGTTGAGGTGTTCCCGTGCAAATGATATATCGTACGCAGTTTGGCAGCCGCCTGTATGGCACCCAGCTGCCAGACTCAGACTACGATTTCAAGGGCGTCTTCCTGCCAACCGCCGAGCAGATCCTGCTGGGCGAGGCCCCGAAAACCCACACCTCAGCAGCTGAAGACGACGCTTACTCGTTGAAAGTCTACCTGGACTTGCTGGCCCAAGGCCAAACAGTCGCAATCGACATGCTGTTCGCCCCACCAGCCGCTTGGACCCAAATGGACCCAATCTGGTACGACGTGACGCGCAACCGGTACCGGCTGCTGAATCGTAAGTGCGGGGCGGCGATTGGCTACGCGCGCGCACAGGCGGAACGCTACTCGCTGCGAGGTGCCCGTATCACGGCTTTGGAGGCAGTGCTGGACGTGCTGCGCGGCGCCAAGCCCAGCGATGCGGTAGAAACTGCGCTGCTGTGCGGCGGCAACATTCTGAACGAGCTGCCATCAACAGTCCGCAAGTACATCACGGTGTCGTCGGTCGAAGATGACGTCGGCATGCGCTGGCTGCAGTGCTGCGGCAAGTCCATCGGCCTGAACTGCAAGGTAGAGCGGGCCGTGGCCGTTTTCAGCAACCTGCTGGCCGGCTACGGTGACCGGTCGCGGCTGGCCCAGCTGGGCGGGGCAGACTGGAAAGCACTCTACCATGCGGTGCGGGTGACCGAGCAGACCATTGAGTTACTAACCACGGGCGAGGTGACCTTCCCGCGACCGAACGCGGAGGACTTGGTGAAAATCCGGCTGGGTGACTACCCGCCCGAAGCCGTGTACCTGCGCATAGAGCGCGGCATCGACCAAATCGAGGCGGCGCAGGCAACCAGCGACCTGGAGCCCGAGCCTGACCGCGAGTGGATGAGGTCGTTCGTGCTGGACGCGCACCGCGAGGTGCTGGCCAATGCCGGATAGCAGCATGATCACCACACCCACAGTAGCTAGATCATCCTACAACGCGGAATACTACCGGCGCAACCGTAAGCGAATCCTGGCCCAGCAGCGTGCGCACCGTAAGCAGGCAACAACTCAGGTGCAGCGCAGAATGTACGCGGCGGCTAAGTACGAAGCCATGACGCCCGAACAACGTGCTGTGCGCAACCAAGCGACAAAAGACTGGTACGCGATTCACGGCGCAAAGGTACGCGCCGGCTATGTACGCACTAAGCGACTGGCGCGCCAAGCTGCCCGCGAACTCCTGGCAGCGCAAGATGCGGCAGCACTAAACCCACCACCCCACAGCAGCTGATCACCACATGAAAGTACTAGCCCGATTCCTGACCGCATGTGGCTGCTCGCGCGACCTGGAGCTAGACCACGTGCCGCCTAGATACGTAGTTCCGATGATGCCGACACACCACTTCGACCGGAGACGTGACAAGCCTGGCCGCATGCCGCGTCGCGAATTCAAACTTTGGGCAATCCTGAACTACTCGGACGGCATTATGGCTGAATACAGAGAGGAAGTGTACTGAGATGAGCGACCAAGTCACGACCCGATTCGTAGGTAAGTGGGCACGCGGACTCCACTTGGCGATGCGCCGGCTGGCCCGGGCAGGCTACACGCCGTCAGACGCGGAGCAGCTGGTCGCCGACCTGGTGGTGGACGTGCTGGGCGAAGATTTCCTGAACTTGGCCACGCTGCAGCAGGCAGTGTCCGTAGCCAAGCCGGACCCACTGGCGCCGAGGCCTGCATGACCGCCGCCACCAGAATCGCTGAGATACGCGCGCGGGCAGCGGCGCGTATGTGCCCGCAACTAGTGACTGGGCTTTTTCAGCCGGAAGTATTGAACGCGCCGCTTCAATACAAGATGGTCTCCGTGCCTGATCCTGACCTTGACGTTGTCTGGCTCTGCGACCGCCTCGAACGCGCCGAGCAACTGCTAAACCAGATCGCGGACCACTACGAAACCGAGTTGGGCGAGTATCGCAGCGCGGCTGAGGTTCGCGCCTTTCTCGCTGGTGGCGAATGACCGACGCCGAAATTGAAGCGATGGTGGCCGACGCGAGAAGCTTCGTTGAATCTCCATCAACTACATTCAACAGTGTACTGACCCGTGACGTCCTCGCGCTCGCGGCCGAGGTGCGAGGGCTGCGAGCAATCACAGACGAGGCGTTGCACTCCGGTTGTACGCTCACCGATGACCATCCGACCGTGCAGCAGCTCGTGCGTGTGACCGCCGAGCGTGACGACCTGCGCGCGAAACTGGCGGAGGCCAAAGAAGATTGTAGGAGCAATTGCCAGGCGATTCAGGAGCTGTGGGATGCCACCGCAAAGGATGCGCAGCAGTCGCTGGATGAGTGTTTTGCCGCGATGCAAGAGCGCGATGCCGCCCGTGCCGAGGCCGAGCAGCTACGGGCCGAATTTGCCGAGGCGCTGAAACATCGCGACGACGACATTAAATGTGCCGTCGAATTCGCCAAGGCCGACAACGAGCGGCAGGCGGCGGAGATCGCGCGGCTCGAAAAGGCGTTGCTTGAAGCCGCTACATACAAGGCAATCGAATGGGGCGATTGGCGCGGCAACTCGTGCCGAATCGAGATCGAAGGCGTGTTGATCGATGTCACGCGTGACGACGATGATTACTACTCGGCGGCGCTGGCGAAGGGGACGGTATGACGCTGTACGAGTTCGCGTTGCTGTTCATCGCACTCGTGTATTCGGTCAAGTTCGGCTGGCATTGGCGCGGAGTGGTCGAGAACAAGAAACGACTTGCGAGGCTCAAATGACTTCTCTCGCCGACAAGGCGCGGGCCGCTGCGCTCAAATTCCACGACCTTGACGATCTCGTGGCGGATGGCGGCGTGCTGTTCTCGTACGAGGAACGCAGCGTTGCCGCAACAGCCGAGGCCATCGAGCGCGTGGCACGGGAGTTCGCCTACGATGCCGTCGAGGCGTGGCGTGATGCCAGAGGAAGGCCAACGCCGGTGCAGGACAGTATTGCCGTTGCCATCAAGGCTGCGGCAGAGGCGAAGGCGAAGTGACCGCGTCCAACGCGTTTCCGTGCACCGGCTGCGGCGCCTGCTGCCAAGTGGCCGGCGCCATCCAAGGCTTTAGCGAGCCGAGCCTGCCGGACGGGCGCTGCGCCCACCTCACAACAGCTAATCGATGCGCCGTGTACCGCACACGGCCGATCGAGTGCCGGATTCAGCCAGGCACACACCTAGAGAACGCGAAGGCGTGTAACCAACTGCAGGACTGGTTCCTGCAGTCGCGCGAGCGACGCTACGTGAACCTGGCCCTAGTGCATGACCATGACTAAGCCAAAGCGGCGCCGACGCCGGCAGCACGTTTGCACCTGGATTGTGATGTCGTGCGCAGACTTTCGTGCACACCCGATATCGATGGCGGACTGGTGCAACATTCGGCTCTACGACGCCACAACCCACAAACCAGTAATGTTCATCTCGCGGCAGTGTAAGCCCTTGACACGCCCATAGTAAGCATGGCTTAGTGTCCAGCTAAGGAGACACTAAACAATGGACAAAAAAGTCGCTAAGCTGTGGGTGAAGGCGCTGCGCTCTGGCCGATATCACCAAGGCAAAGACTCCCTGGTCGAGTACAAAAAAGACGCAACCGGAGAGTGCACAGGCACCCTAAAAGGGTACTGCTGCCTTGGAGTACTAGCCGAAATCAGTAAACTAGACTACCTGCCTGACCAAGGTACACCGCCGAGAGCAATCTGGAAAAATTGGGCGGGGTTGCGCACGTCTGATGGCGAATTGCCGACGGATAGTCCGTATCGTAAGTATGGCGCGTGCTTGGCCGAGCTAAACGACGGCAAAGGGTTCGGATTCAAGCGCATTGCCGACGTCATCGAACGGCATTGGGAAGCACTCTAGTCGTGAACCAAGAGTGGACAGACGAAGAATTAGCCACGCTGGCGGCGATCGAGGCCATGACGGAACACAAGTACGTGTGCACCATTGTCGACCACGATCACGAGTCGGACGAGTTCCTAGTGCAGTGGCAGGACGATGCGCAAGCGGTGTGGCAAGTGTGGTTTTCGCGTCGATTTATCAACGAAGTTTTTACCGAAATGGTGCTGAATTGAGTCATAGCCAGTGTCAGTGCACCCGGCCGCTGGATCAGGCCGATCTACTTTTCCTAGAGCTGCAGGCAAAACACTCCCCTGAGGACATCGACCCACTGCATGTGTTGCGGGCGGTCAACGAAATACACGCACTGCGCAAGCGTGTCGATCAGACGTCTGGTGAGTGTGCAGAATGTGGAGCGAGCTGTGGATGATATAGCGTTTTGTGACAACCTTTGGGATGTGGTTGAAAGCTACCTGACCGCCAAGGAGCGCGTAGTAGTCGCCAACTCGCTGGCCGATCTGCTGGATGACTACGGCATGGCGGGCTATGCGGATACCGATTGGTATAACGAGTACGGAACTAAGCATCCCGAGGAGGACGAAGAGGAATGAATCATGATATCATGCGCCAGATATTCCCAACTGAGATGGAACGTGTGCTGCGCGGGCAATGTCCGTTTTGTGAGGCCCAGCCCCCGTACGCGTTTCGCGATGCGGTGGCATACCGCGAGTTTCGCATCAGCGGGTTGTGCCAGGCGTGCCAAGATGAATCATTTGCCGACCCTCCCGACGAAGAATGCGGCGATCCTGGGTTTTAGCTGCTGTGGGTGTGACGAAAAACGCTTTCAGTGGGTGGCAGTGAGCAAGGTCTGAGTCAGACGGCGCAACTGACGGGGCGTCTTCCGTAATTGCGGAGCGCAGGCGATGGGCGGTGGTGGGGCTGCATCGGTAGTAGGCCGGACAATGGCCGAGGGAGCCTGAGCAAGTCAGGCGATCGCGAAGCGGCGTAGGCGGGGCCGTTAGCACTTTATTCAAAATGCATGCTTGAAGACGAAATTTATGTAGCGCTGCAGAGCGCAATTGAACGCAGCCACGGCGCGGTCAGCTGGTCCGACATCGCAATCGCCGTCAGCGCGGCCAAAGAGCGCAAAGTGCGCGAGCAGCTAGCGTCAGCCGTCGACCACTATTCCCTAGAAGCCCTGATGATCGCGCTCAACGTGGCGCACCGCGAGCTGTTTCGCGCCCGCGAGCCCTCGCTTTCGAGCACCCTGACCGCGCCGCCAGTCACACCCACTGCAGCTAAACCAAAGCGTCATGGCAAAACCAAAGCTAAAACCGATCCGCTCTGACACGGAGTTGGCCGAGCTTAAGGTTCAAGCCAAAAACCTGTTCTTTGCGTACGCAACCAACGTAGACATCGGTCACGAACTCGGCTTGACCGCGCGCATGGTCGCCGACTGGCGCAAAGAAGGCCTTTGGGACATTGAGCGCGACGGTATCGAGCGAGGGCTCATCGAAGACTCTTTCGGTGCGCGGCGCCTCTCCCTGGCCCGAATCACCAAGCTTTCGGTCGATGAACTGGAGCGCGGTTTGCGTCACATCAGCAACCGCGTAGAGCCAGCCACACTGTCCGAACTCGAGAAACTCTCAATGATTGTTGGCAACCTGGACAAAATCCTACGTCTTGACATGGGTAAGAGTACAGAAAACATCGCGGTGGCGGCGCAAGTGCACCACACGGTGGAAGACATTCGCGCCAAACTGGCGGCTGACCCAATTCTAGGGTCGGCAATCAAAGATGCGCGGTTACCGAAAGCAGTTGTTCCAAAAACGGAGTTCACTGTCGTTGAGCCAGAGTTACCTTCAGACTAATAGAGTGCAAAATACGCATGTCCGAACCTGTTTACCTGAAGACGTATCGCACTGAGGCAGAGGCCGCACTAGCCGTAGAGACGTATTGCAGGGAGCAGTCCATTCCGTATTATCAAGAGACGAAGTCATGGCTTCCGAAGCAGACTTAACGTCGTTGATTGGATATGCGGATATGCTGGAGGAACTACATAAAAAGTTCAGCCCGCACGCCAAACAGATTCCAATCGCCAGAGACCTTTTCTTTGGCGGCGTTAAACGTCAAATGCTGTGCCTAGGTCGGCGCACGGGGAAGAGCGCCCTAATTTGTTATGTGAGTGTTAGATGGGCGTTAACCCGCCCAAACTCACAGGTCTATATAATTGGACCTCTTAGCGTAACTCAAAGAGAGATCGTGTTCTCCTCCGGCCTTTTAATGGGTATGATACCGCGTAAATATTTATCAGACTACAATAAGACTGAGGCCAGGGTTACCTTCACTAATGGGAGTTTCATTAAGGTCTTAGGCGCAGACAATCCAGAAACTTTACGTGGTATTCGCGCTTCGCTGGCCACTGTCGATGAACTGAAGGACATTAAGAAAGAAGTCATCGACATCATTACACCTACCTTAATCGATGAAGATGCTCCATTAATTTTATGTGGTACCCCACCAGAAGTAGCAGAACATCCTTTCTGGGAATTCGTACAGGAGGCTAAAGACAGCCCAGACTGGGCATACTACCACGGCACCAGCTACGACAACCCTCACTTGAAAAAAGAAGTCCTTGACAAAGAGAGGGCTGCGTACACCAAACGTGGCGACGAAGACGTATTTGCTCGCGAGTTTCTGGCGCAATACGTTCCAGGCGGCAAACGGGCAGTGTTCCCGATGCTCACGCCCGCACACGTCCTGCCGTGGACCGCATTATGGAACAGAATCCAGCGAACAGCTCACCAGTGGACGTACTACGTCACACTAGATCCAGGTACAGCAAGCTGCTTTGCGGCAACTATTCACGCCATTAATCCTTATAGAGGGCTACTCTATGTGATGGATGAGGTTTATGAGCAGCAGCAAAACGAGACCTCAATCGGCAAAATCTGGCCGCGCATTGCCACGAAAATGCGTGAATTGTACGTGCCTGAGTTTGACGAGGCACCATGGACGGTAACGGTTGACGAAGCCGCGACCTGGGCGCGCAACGAACTGCTCGACCAGTTTGACGTGGCCAGCATGCCGACCACTAAAGCGGCCCATCGCAAGTCTGACGGAATTTCAGTCATCAAAGACCTGTTGCGTACCAACTCGAAAATGCTGCTGTCTGACCGCTGCGTCAATACTTACAAAGAAATGGCCGCGTACATGCTCGACCGCCAAGGGCACTACGTCAAAAAGAACGACCACGCAATCGACACCCTGCGCTACACCCTCGCAGCAGCTAATTACAGCTTCCAAGAGTCAGACGCCCCTAACCCCCGCGAGCCGGTGCCGGAAGATGAGCGCAAGCGGGCGTATACCGTCGAAGAAGACCTGCGCGAGGCGTTCGGACCGATTGAGGAACCTTACTTATTGGACTTTCTTGATTGACCAAAGGCGAATTCGACTACTGTTAGCATGGCAATCGTCGCCTCTCTGGTCATCAGTATTCTCGCACTGATTCTCGGTTCGGCTGGTTTCGCGTTAGGTGCGTGGGCCGTAGTGCAGGTCTTGGCCTGGAACCGCAGCACTCATCGAATCACGACAGTTTCGCCGGAAATTCAAGAAACCCGAATCGAAGCGGACCTGCCACAACACATCCTCGATCAACTGCCCAGCCCACCCGAAGCCATGAGCGCAGAAAAGTACCTGCAGTGGCAGCGTCGTCAGCAGCTTGAAGACGACTTTAACGAGCTATAAATCCGCATGGCATCGCATTTTGACGCTGATCTGTCCGAAACCGGGCTGAGCGATCGTATCCCCCCACTTTGGACCCTGAAAGACCTTGAGGGCACCGAAAACCCAAAGTTGCTGGAGTGGCTGAATCGTACCTACACCACTGAGTTGAAGCAAATCGCCAAGTACCGTGAGCAGTGCCTGAAACACGTGGCGATGTTTCGAGGCAAGTTTTATGCGAATGACCATGGTCGCAGCGGATTTGCCGAGGCGTCGCAGCAGGGACTGGGGCTGCAAAGCCAGCGGCCGAGCAAGCTGGTGGTTAACCATCTTTACGACTTGACTACGCAACGAGTCTCACGCGTAACCCGTAATAAACCCGCAATCACCGTTAACCCCGCCAATTCTGAGTACCGGGACAAGGTATCGGCCCGGATAATGAAGTTTTGGGTCGATTATCTGCTGTACGAGAACGACTTTGACGCCCTGGTGGCTGAGTTGGCTCAGTCCACGTATATCATGGGCGAGTCGTACATTGCGTCTCGCTGGGATCCTGATGCGGGCGAGCCGTTTGAAGCCTGGGCGAACGAATCAGCTGCTGCGAGGCGCGAAAGACGTGCGCCGCGAGTGGAGCAGCGCGATGCCCAAGGTCAGGTAGTGCTCGGCGATGACGGCGAGCCGATTTACATCGAAAAAGAAGTAAAAACCGGCGAAGTGGTGCTGGAAGTTTGGACGCCGCTGGACACGATTGTGCAGCGCTGCGGCGACTTCCGCAAGGCAGCGTACTGGTTTCACGAAGAGTACCTAGACATCGACGAAGTCCGTGCGCTGTACCCAGACTCTAAGGAGCTGGTCGAGGCGGACGCAGAAGAAGACGCGTTATCGCCACTGCGCACAGTGGCTGAAATCGATATCGGACCGGCGGCGGGAAAGGTGTTGGTGCGCCACTTCCGCCATCGCCCTGATCGGTACCTAGGCAGCGGTCGATACATCATTAGCACGCGCACCGCGATCCTGAAAAACACGGCGCTGCAGCCGAATGAAACCGGGCTGGGCCTGGCGCGACTGACCGACATCGACGTGCCCAAGCGTCAGTACGGGCTTTCGTTTTTCGAGCACGGCAAGCGCATCAATGCCGCCGTCAACGATCTGACTTCGATGGCAATGCGCAACTCCAAGCTGATGTCACACCCGAAGTGGGTAGTGCCGCGCGGCTCGGTCATTAAAAAAGACGCGCTCGGCAATGACATCTCGATCATCGAGTACCAAGGCGCAATCGAGCCCCGCATGGTGGCGCCGCCCCCGATGAACAACGAACTGATGTCGATGCGCGCGGACATCAAACAGGATCTGCAGATGATCCTGGGCGTGTTCGACATCAGCCGTGGCCAGGTGCCGCCAAACATTCGCTCAGCCATGGCGCTGCAGCTGATTGACGAGCAGGAAGACCAGCGTGCGAACTCCTCGGTGGCCAAGCACGCGGCGCTGATTCGCGATGTGATTGTGAATTCGATCAACGTGGCCGCGTCGTACTACGACCGCGAAGACAAGCGGCTGTTGCCAATCGTCGGCAAAGACAACCGCTACATGGTCAAGGAGTTTGACCCAACACACTTGTCGAAATCCTACGACGTGCGTGTGGCGAACTCGTCTGGCATGCCGAACAGCAAAGCGGCGCGCACCGAGATGCTGCTCGAACTCGGCAAAATCTACCCAGACGCGATTCCGCCGCAAAAGTTGTTTGAGCTGCTGCAGTGGGGCGATACCGAGGGATTTTACGACGAAACCACGGCGGCGGTGAAAGCTGCCTCGGCGGAAAACGAGGCAATGCTGAACGATGAGGTCGACGCGGCCGGCGAACCTGTAACGGAAGAGCCGACTATTTACGAAGACTTGATGATCCATTGGATCACGCACGTCAATGAAGTGCAGAATCGCAGTTTCAAGACCAGCACGCCTAGGAACGTTCAAGAACGGTTTATCGCGCACATTGGCGCCACCGAGATGTTGATGATGGAGCGTGCGCGCAAGAATCCGGCTTTCGGGCTAAAGCTGATGGAGCAGCCCCTGTTTCCGCTGGTGTTTGAGCCGTCGCCTGAAGATTTCATGCTGCTCGACCGCGCTCGCACGGGCAATCCGATGTCGCTGATGGAAATCGACTCCCTCTACAAGACCGGAATGCTCCCACCGCCTGGCATGGGAGTGCCGCCACCGGCTGGCGGAATCAATAACGGCATTCAGCAAGTAGGTCCAAACGCGGGCATTGCTCCGCAAACGCAAGAACAACCAGCCGCACCGGAGGGCGCAGAGGTGTCGCCCCAAGGCCCAGTTGGTTAAAAACGCTACTAATGAAAGTGGCAAGAGGCAAACCTGACGCATGTCAGAACCAAGCGACATAGGTGACCAATTTGACCGCGACTACTCAGACCTGGACGTACCAGGACTGGATTCGGGCGAAACTGAAAGCACCGACCCCCCACAGCAGCTAGATCATAGCGACGAGGCTGAAGCAGCCGAAGCGGCGGTGGGTGATGAGGCTGAAGCAGCCGGCGAGGACGAGGCCAAGGCGGCAGCTGCAACAGCGGCCAAGCCAGCAGCAGCAGCCATCGCTGCAAAGAAAATCGGGTTCAAGGCAGGCGACCAGTCGGTCGAGCTGCAAGAAGACGCGGTTACAGACTGGAAAGTGGACGGTAAGCCCGTCAAGGTTCCGCTGAAAGAGCTGCTGCAAAACTACTCAGGAAAAGTAGCCTGGGAAAAGCGCTTTCAGGAAGTTTCTGACACTCGAAAAACCTTGGCCGAGCAAGCCATGCAATTCGAGGCGCAGAAGAGCCGGCATTCGCAGTTGATTAGCGACATGCACACGGCGGCCCGCGAAGGGCGAACATTTGATGCCATCTCTTCGATGATTCAAATGACGGGCGTCAAGATCGACGCACGAGAGTACGTGAAAAATCTGCGGGAGGCGCTGATCCAGCAAGCCTCGCAGTTAGCGAGCATGACGCCCGAGCAGCGGGCAGTGCACGAGCAAAAAGAAGAACTAGAGTACCTGAAATCGCAGGGTACGCGCCTAACGCAGCAACGTGAGCAGGAACAAGCCCAAACAGCGTTCCAAAGCCGCGTCGCCAACGCAATGAAGGGCGTGAACTCGACGGTTGAGGAGTACGTGAGTACGCGAGATTGGCTGCTGCAAAACGGGCCTAATCTGCTTGGTAACAAGTGGGACCCAAAGCAGGTGACGCCTGAATTCGTGGCCAACCAGATCCGGGATGTGCGGGACTACCGAACCGCCAAAGAAGCACTAGAGTCGGTCGATCCAAAACTCGCGCAAAGCGAGACAATTTGGAAACAGGCGGTCGATATCATGCGCCAAAATCCTGACTGGACAGTGGAAGACTTGAAAGACGTGTATCGAGAGTCGACCAAGCAAGTGCGTTCTCAGAAGATCAGCAACAAAGTTGCGAAGTCGCCGACAGCTACCACGGCAACCGCCAGTACAGCTCGGCCTAAGCGCGCATCCCGTGAAGACTACAGCTCCTTCGACGAAGCTGATCTGCACTGGTAGCCCGCTTCCCACACCAAAATCGTTTTTCGTTTTATTAACTGAACGCACCACTGCGAGCGTGCCCATGCGCGCGCCGCAACAGGACCATAATTCATGGCAGACGCAGCAGCCTCACTATCTACACTCTCTACACTTTTTAAGGTGTTGTACGGTAAACGTACTTACGCCGTCTTTAATACCGCGACCCCACTCTGGTCTAAGGTCAAGAAAGAGTATTCCTCGTTCAAGGGCAAGTCTCTGAGCTTGGAAGCTGTTCTCGGCTTCAGCGGCTCGGTGGGTTCTGGCTCGTTGCCTGAGACTAACATCTTTAGCGATGTCAACGCTTCGTTGACGCGCAAGAAGCTGTATGCGCGTATTCTCTTGGACCGCGAGGCGATGATCGCCAGCAACGGCGTAGAACACGCGTTCGAGCAAGCGACCAAGCGCATGGTTAAAAAGGGCGTTGAGTCCTTCATGCGCAACCTCTCGCGTATGCTGTTTGCTATCGAGAACGGGAAACTGTTCGAAGGCGACAACAGCACGGTCGTTACCGGTGCGGGTACTTCCGGATCTCCGTACTTGGTTATCGGTCTTTCCACCACGTGGGTTCGCAGCTTCGTCGAGTTGAAAGACAAAGTCAACGTTGGTACCGAAACAACTGTCCTCGAAATCACTGCGGTTAACTACTCCACACGCCAAGTGAGCTTGGTCGGTACGTCGGCCACTTTGGCGGCGGCGGTTGCGGGCGGTCTCGCTACCTCGGCTAAAGTCTATATGCAGGGCAGCAAGGATAACGACATTCAGTCGATTCTTGCCGCGTGTAAAGCCACCTCCAGTACGCTGTATGGCGTGACTGTCGGGTCTCGTTGGCAGTCGGTGCAGATTGATGCGGCGTCGGCCGGCATCACAACCGACTTGATCAACCAGCTGGTGACTGACGTCGAGTTTGCGTCTGGCGAGTCGCCTGACCTGCTGGTTACAAGCTACAAACAGTACCGCAAGATTCAAAACTTGCTTGGTGACAAGATTCGGTATTGCCCGGTCAGCAACCGCGATCCGATCTTCAATAAAGCCACGTTCAACTTCGAAGGCATCGAGTGGATCACCAACTCAGGTCCGGTGACAATCGTCGCTGACCGCATGTGCCCAGACGACCACTTCTTCGCGCTGAACACGGACAATATCGTGTTTTACGCGGCCGAAGCGCCCAAGTGGGCGGATGAGGACGGCACCGTGCTGCTTCGTTCGGCCTCTGCTGATGCGTACGAAGCACGGTACATCTGCTACGGTGAGCTGTTCTGTCACCCCGCTTCGCAAGGCGTTCTGTACGGCTTGGCGTAACCAACCCGCACCACAGCGGCTAAACCCAATCCCTCACTCTAATTAGCAAATAACAAGGAAATAAATCACATGGCTACTCACGCAGGTCCAAAAGACCTTCTTACATTGGCGAATGCTCTCGATGGAACAGATTCGCTGCCCATCGCTGGCACTATGGCGGTTACCGGCGCTGTCACAATGGCCAGTACTTTGGCCGTTACTGGAGCGGCGACGGCGGCGAGTTCACTCGACGTTACAGGCCGAATTACAGGCTTGCAAAAGCTGGTTGCTGGTGGTGCAGCGTACACAGTTGGCTCCGCCGTCGACGGCGATGCAGTCATTCAGACATCCACTGACAACGCTGTAATCACGCTGCCTGATGCGGCCGCCGGAAACGCCGGCAAGCGCATCACGGTGCAGAACACCGGCGCTGACGGTGCGGCCAAGGTCAGCATCAGTCCTCACAGCTCGGACAAAATCTACGGCGGTATTCACGGCGCTGCAACGGGCGACCTCGTCAGCTTCGGCGAAGTTGCCGACAAAGATATCATCAATACCAAAGCGACGGCGAAGAAAGGCGACTACGCGGTGCTCGTGAGCGACGGCTCCACTGGCTGGTGGGTCATCGGCGGCAAGGGCGTCTGGGCGTCTGAAGCGTAATCAGTTTTGACCTCTAAGTCTGGCGATGGGTGGTCCGACCCCGCCTTTGCCAGGCTTTTCTCTTCTAAATACCGAGATGACAAATTCATGAAATTCGAGTTTCTAAACACCCAGAAAAACATGCGACTTGAAGCGTTTCGCATGGAGGCCGCGACTATTACTGGCTCGTTCGCAACTACGGGACTTACCGAAGGCACGTATCGTGCTACCTGTAAGAAAACGGGTACTGGCGACTGGTCCCTCACGCTAGGCAACCTTTACACCAGGCGTCCAATCGTAATTGCACAGCCGATGCACGCCACACTGAAGCTGTACACGACTGTTTACGGTAATGTGCTGGCCACTGGGGTGCTCTCGTTCCTGACTGTGGACGAAGGGGGTACTGTGCGCGATCCTACCCTGCTCGACGTCATGGTCTACGGCGCTGATACTGCTGACCAAATCGGTTAACGCATGAGCTATAACCCGCAAGTCTCAAGAGACGGAGTCACACTCCGCGCTAGCACACTGCAAATCGTGAACGGGACGTATGACACGACTCCCACAATTGCAGCATGGCGGATGCAGAATTGGAATCAGCTGATCCTGATGTGCAACTTGACGCTGAATACCGCCACGTCGGTTGAAATCAAGGTGCAAGTGGCGTCTCCAAGCGGCGACGATGTACCAGCTTCCGGAGATTGGTACGACTTGGCGGCCCAGGGCTCGCCAACAGTGGCGTCGGCCGTGGCCACGTATCCGATGTCAACTGCGGTTTATCAGATGACCGCAACCGGCAAATTAGCGATTCCGGTTCCGTGTTGCTACAAATTCGTGCGCGTACTCGCAAAAACGACCGGCGCAGTCGGCACCACAACGCTTGCGATCTACGCGACGCAAGGAATGGCTTAACACATGGCTGGATTTGGTGCAATCAGCAGCACCGGCGGTACTGCTTTATCAGATTCAGCGAGTCTGGCGGCGGCTATCTCGGATGAGACAGGCACGGGGGCGCTAGTCCTAGCGACAAGCCCCACTATTGTTACCGCAACGCTTACCTCACCAACTATGACAACTCCTACGCTTGGCGTGGCAACTGCGACCAGCATTAACCGCGCAGTTATTACTCCCGCTCTTACTGTGTATCAGCATTCTTATTTCGGAGGGCTGTAAAATATCATGGCAGCCAGTACAGTTCCAATTTTTCCGGCCACTCCTTCGGTTCAATGGGGCGCAACCGCGCTCGCCACGGCGAATACCGCAAAAGACGGTACGGGCACGGTGCTTACCGTATTCACGGCTGATGCCACCAACGGGTCTCGAATAGACTTTTTGAAAGTTCGAGCAATCGGCTCGAACATCGCCACAGTGCTCAGAGTGTTCATCAACAACGGCTCAACCAATGCGACGCCAGGAAACAACGTGCTGGTGCATGAGCGCACAATCGCCGCAACCACACTGAGCGAAGTGGCTGAGCTGGCCGACAACCTTATCGCGCTGAATTATGCACTACCTGCGGGCTACAAAGTCAATCTGACCATCGGAACTACAGTAGCGGCTGGGTTAATGTGCGCGGGCTTTGGCGGACACTACTAGTCATGTCGTTTGCACGCTCACCGCAAAGACCTACAGATGTAGGGCCATCGGCTACGCAGCCGACGAATCTAGGAATTCAGTTTTGTGTACCTGCTGGGTCAACTCAGCTCACAGCGGTTGAATTACCAGGGCCTAACACGTTCGTAATTTCTGGAACAACTGGACAGGGTGTGCGGTTACCGGCGGGTCGTCCGGCTGGTGAGGTGTGGAGAGTTCGCAACAACTCAACAAATGCCGCCGGCGCAGTGATCAAAGTTTATCCACCAATTGGCGGTATCATAATGAATCCTGGGGCGTTGGTAACCGAAATCGGCATTGGAAACGGCGCAACCATACAGTTTGTGTGCATGGGCGCTACCATGCAGGATTCCATTTTCGCCACGGGCTACGCCGATAATTGGCAGATGGTGTCTGACTTGCCGTGGCGAGGCAGTGCTACCGCCGGCAATCGAGAAATTTATACCGCTAATGCGCTAACTTTTGACTGTGTAACGGTCGTGGCTGCGAGCACCAATACACTACTCGGTTTTGGTAGTTCTGCGGCATACCTAGGGGCAACCAGGCAGCAGCGACCAGTCGCCGCGAAAACAGGCGATTACACATACGTCGGTGCATCAATTCAAGCCGGCGATACCGGAACACTGTTTACTAATTCTGGGGCCGCCGGACAAGTCATCGTCTCGCTAGTAACTGCTGTTGCGGGACTACGCGTAGGACTTGGTGTTATGACAGCACAAAATTTTCGGGTACTCGCGGCGGCGGGTGACGAAATTCGCGTCGGCAGCAACGTCAGCGCAGTAGCTGGATACGCTGAAAGCGCAGTGGTTGGAAACGTGCTTTGGCTAACGGCGGTTGATGCAACAACCTGGCTGGCCGAGTCCGTTGTCGGCACTTGGACGGTGACCTAATCATGGCAAAAACTCGCGGAGCATGCTCTGTCTCCACCACTAATGATTCAGCTGCTGCGGGAGATCCTGGCGAGCTGATCACCGCCTCGGTTGTGCAGGGCTCAGCAGCCGCCCTGACAACTGCGACACCTCTGTCTGTAACATCTATCTCGCTCACGGCTGGAGATTGGGATGTGTCCGCAGTATGCGCCAGCACAGGTGTGGCAACTGGAACGCTTTTTGACGCTGCGATCGGCACCACCAACAACTCGTTTACGGGCACTGTGCTGGGTGATACACGTATTCAGACTCCCACAGTTTCGTCAGCAACGGCCGATGTAACGCTTACGATTCCTACGGTGCGCGTCTCATTGAGCGCAACAACGACCCACTACCTGGTAGCTTCAGAAACCTTTACGGTGGGTGCGCCGGCTGCCTATGGGCGTATTTCGGCCCGGCGAGTGCGCTAGCCGTGCGCTCGCGGTGGCTGGCGTTGGCGGCGTTGGCGGCGTTGTTTAGCTGCTGTGGGTGCGGCGAATCCCAGCCAGCGAAGTATTTCACGTTTCCGCTTTCTGTACAACTAGTCAACCCTGTGTATGAGCCAGGCGAAGCTGCAATGCGTGGCTATACCGCCCAATTAGATGAACTACTAGGCTGCACCACAGTGAATTACGGCGCCGACGAGCGTCAGGTGCGCGTGCTGTGGCTCCCAGTAGCCGAGATGCCTGTGGCAGCCTTGGCGTTTGGCCGACCCACGGTGACGCACTACGATTGGGTGTTTTCGCCCGACTACCAGAACGCCACCCCGGACGAAATCGGCCGCGTATGGCTCGGCTTCATCGGGTGGATGACGGGACTGGCGCAAAATAAAGACCCAGACTCAGTCATGTATAACCACGCCACGCACGCGCCGAGCCCCCCACAGCAGCTGATCGACGAGCTTGGCGGGCTAGCGGCAGCGCAAGACGTATTTTGTAGCGGAATTTTGTTGCACTAGACGCAAATTAGCGTACGCTAAAAGGACCGCATGACCACACTACTCGCCTTGGTCGCATCCTTCGCCATTTCGCTGGCCAACCACACGCTGCCCGTCATCAACCGCGAGGAGCGGGTCATCGCAACCGCAACCCTGCTGGCGCCCAGCTGGGCACTGACCGCCGCCCACGCAGTGGCTGATCGAGGTTCTCTTGCGTTTGTACGCTGCGGCAATGCCCTGACCCCCGCCCTGGTGGTCAAAACCAAGGCAGATGTCGATTTGGCGTTGCTGGAGCTGGTGTATCAGTGCTTGAGCGTGCAGCCGATTGGGTTGTCGGATGTCGATCCTGAGGAAGGCGAGCCGTTCGTTATACAAGGTTACCCAGGCGGCAGGTCGCTGAAAACCAACAGCGCCCTGGTGTCAAGCTACGATCAACTAGCAGAAACCGGCCTGCCGCCGTGCCGCGTGATGATGTTCGACGGCCGCGTGGTGGGCGGAAACTCCGGCGGTCCTGGCGTGTACCACGGCAAGCTGGTGGGCATTGTTAGTGGCTATTTCGTCTATTCAGTAGGAACACAAAAGGTCACGTTCGGGATTCTGATACCGATTTCGGTGATCAACCGGTTCCTTAGCGAAGGTTAGGCATGCCCTCATACACATCCGGCTTAAATTTTACGTCACCTGATAAAGGTGATACCGACTGGGACGTAACAGAAGCCACTAAAGACCTCAAAATTAGCGCGCACGACCACACGGGTGGCGGCAAGGGGTTGGCAATCGCGACAGCCGCGCTGGCCACCAATGCGGTGACTGGTGCCAAAATCCGGCTGGCCAACAACGAGGCGCTGCGAGCGCTGAACGCAGCTGGCTCGGCTGACGTGAACATCGTCAAAGTCGATACCGGTAATCGCGTCGAGTTTCCAACTGTTGCGCGATTCACGTCGACTGAAACACTGACGTCCAGCGGAGCGGTTTCGGTCGCGACCTCGCTGACCATTTTGAACGGTTCATCCTTGGCCATGACCTTGGCGGATGGCGTCGAAGGTCAGCAAAAGTGGATCGTCAACATTGCCTCGACCGTGGCTACAGTCACTCCAGCGACTACGTCGGGGTACAACACTGCCAGAATCAATCAGTACGGTCAGGCTGAGTACACGTTCATCAGCGGCGAATGGCGGTTATCGCCCGCCTCAGGTGCGCTGTCTGACGTATACTCGGAAACCCTGACCTCCAGCGGCGCAGTTGCACTCACTACTACGCTCACAATTCTCAACGGCTCCTCACTGGCCATGACGTTGGCTAACGGCTTCGAAGGCCAAGTTAAGTACATCGTCAACATCAACGCAACCAATGCTACAGTCACTCCGGCGACTGCGGCGGGCGACAACACAGCAACCCTGTATCAGCACGGTATGGTCACGTACGTGTACATGAGTGGTGAGTGGCGGTTGTCACTTGGACGCAGGTCACACGCGGCTAATGCTGGGTCTGGTGAAACCCTCACCAGCAGCGGCGCGGTATCTACGATCAAAGTCTACACGATTTTGAACGGCAGCTCGCTGGCCATGACATTGGCTGACGGTGTCGAGGGGCAGTGGAAATACATCGTCAACATTGCCTCGACGACTGCCACAGTGACACCAGCCACAGCGTCTGGCGATAACGTGGTGAAGCTGTTCCAACACGGCATGGCGCACTACGTGTTTTTCAGCGGCGAATGGCGACTGGTGCTGGCTGTTCGTGCAGTGGCGAGTTCGGCGAGCGAAACACTGACTTCCAATGGCGCGATTTCAGTGGTTAAAGACTTTACGATCCTGAACGGCTCCACGTTGGCAATGACCTTAGCTGACGGTGTCGAAGGTCAACGCAAATACATCGTCAATATCAATGCGACGACTGCCACAGTCACTCCCGCCACAGCAGCTGGTGATAACGTCGCCAAACTACTGCAACACGGCGCTGCGCACTACATGTTCATGAGTGGTGAGTGGCGGTTGATTCAAGGCACGCGGTGTGTCGCCACCACGGGGGCCGTAGAAACCCTCACCAGCAGCGGCGCGATTTCAGTAGTGAAGTCGATGACGATCCTGAACGGGTCAACGCTGGCCATGACACTGGCTGACGGTGTCGAGCACCAGCAGAAATACGTCGTCAACATTGCGTCCACAACCGCCACAGTCACCCCAGCCACGGCAGCCGGTAACAACGTTGTGAAGCTCCTGCAGTATGGAGCCGCGCACTATGTATTTTTCAGCGGTGAGTGGCGGTTGGTTCAAGGCACTCGTTGCATCGCTACGACTGGTGACGTGGAAACACTTACTTCTAGCGGCGCCGTTTCAGTCGTAAAAACCTACACGATTCTGAATGGCGCGTCTTTGGCCATGACACTGGCTGACGGTGTCGAACAGCAACACAAGTACATTCTTAACATTGCAAGCACCGCAGCAACAGTTACACCGTCCCTGATCAACGGTATCGCCAAAGTCACGTTAAGTCAATACGGCATGGCTCACTATGTGTTTTTCAACAGTGAGTGGCGCCTGATAATGGCAACTAACGCGTATATCAACGCGCTTTCGTTCAGCGGTGCCGACACGTGGGCGGCTAATTCGCCAAGTGTAATTTGCACAGGTACTACCTATACAATCACTACTTCAAACGGAGTCTCTGGCCAAACCGTTTTAGTAGAAAACAACGCTTCCGGCAACGTCACTTTCGGTGGCCAAGTAATGGCTACAGGTACGTATTATTTATATGCGTGGATGAACGGTGGTTGGCGCCGCGCCCAACTGACGTAATACTAAAAGGACTAGGCAGCATGGTTCCAGCACTTGTAGCAGCCGCCGTAACCGCCGCCATTGCCATTGCGCAAGGCATTGCGGGCGCAGCCGACCAAAAAGGCAAAGCCGACTTTCGCGCAGGCGAGGCGGCCAAAGAGCGCCTGATGCGCGAGAAGCTGCAGCGCAACCAGCTTGATCAGCAGCAATCCCAGTTTGCCCAGTCGCAAGAGTTGGGCGCACAGGCGAGGATGCAGGGCGCGCTGCAGCAACAGGCCGATGCCACTACTGGGTTGGCGGCCGAGCGCGCGCAAACACGCCAAGATGCAGGCAGCGCGCTCGCACGCGCGTACCTGGGAGCGCGACGCTAATCATGAGCGACATCTACAAAGATTGGCTGCTCGCCAAAGCACAGGCTAACGACGCTGGCAAGATTGAGTATCGCAATGGCACGCCTTGGGGTGGATGGTCAGGCACAACACAACTTACGCCAGGCCAGGACGTCAATGTGCCGTCTAGCTACGGTAAAGCCTACGGTGACTATGCAGGGTATCAGCTGGCGCAGCCTGAGTACGGCTCCTCAACTTCAGCGACGCCGTACGGCGACTATGCCGGAGCGGGTATAGCTGCTGCGGGGCAGCTTGCCGGCAGCTTGGCCAACACCGCCGGTGGCGCCGCCGCCATGAGTGCCGAGGCAGAGAGCAGCGCCGAAAGTCGCGCCAGTGCTGAGAAAATGGCGCGAATGGCAGCCGCACAGCAAGCTCAACAGTTTCAGGCAAGCAGGGTGCAAAGCGTGTACGACATGCTGATTAGCGCTTTGCGAGGCAGTGCGAACAACACTGGTGCGCAGCGAGATCTCAGTCGCGGCATCAGCAAAAACATGATGGACGGCATTTTAACCGCCTACTTAGGATAGGACTTGACCGATGGAAAAAGAACAGTTGACACAGTTGATGGCGGCACTTGACGAAATGTCTGGCATGATGGACCGGATTCGCGCGATGCTGCCTGCCGAAGCGCCCATGGACGAGGCGGAAGCGCTGGCCGAGCCCGGGGAGGATGAGGCCGAGGTCGAAGTCGTCGCGCCAGCTCCGGCCGCCGACAAAGACGTACGTAAGTCTGCCATGGTTGCCGCGCTCCGCAAATCGATGTCGTCGTAACCCACCTCACCACAGTGGCTAAACCCAGCGAGGTGAGTATGCATGGAAAGAATCGACAATCTGATCCGCCAAGTGCGCGAACAAACAGGCAACCAGGTCTATAGCGGCACACAGGGTATCCAACAACGCGAATTCGTTCGCCACGCTAATGCGGCACAGACTCGGATTTACAACAGGATTCTGCAAGAACGCAGTTCACTGTTCACCAAAGTAGGCTACCTCGATACGACGGCCGGAACAGCTGTGTACACGCTGCCAACCGACGTGTTTCTGAAGCACAACCTAATAAAAGTCGACTACTCGCACAACGGGGCTGCGACCAACTACTCACCCCTGACACTGCGTACGCCGCGCCAGGAAGTCTCAACGTCGGGTTACCCCGATAGCTATTTTTTGCGTCACGGTCAGATCGTAGTTTCGCCAATCCCGTCAAGTTCGGTCACTAACGGGCTGCGGCTAAACTATCAGTACGTGATACCAACACTCGACATTCGGCGCGGCAAAATTACTACGGTGACCACAGCCGGCAGCTACCTGGCCTCGGTAACGTTGGACACCGCCACAGGCTTGGTGACCGACGAGACGATTGCCGACTTAGCCACCGGCTTGGACTACGTGGACTATATCTCGTGTGTTTCCAAAGACGGCGTAATTTCGTCGTCAACTAGCGGCATTCCACTGGCGGCTGGATCAACCAAGTACGTTTCTTCGACCGGAGTGCTGTCGTTTCTGGCGAGCACTTCTCTGACCGCGAGCAACCCCATCGTTGCCGGCGATTACGTGGTGTTTGGCAAGTACGCAACCACGCACAGCCAGCTGCCTGATTTGTGCGAACGCTACCTGGCTGACTACATGGCGTTGCGCATTCAAATGCGCGATTCCAGTGCTGAGTCTGGCGATACCGCGCCCGTACTGGCGGCGATGGAGCAGGAAATTTTGGATGCAATTGGCAATCTTGAGGAGGATTTGCCGGGGATTCCGATACTAGACAGCTCAATGCTGAACTACGATGAGGATCTCTAGGCCGTGAGCGCTAACTACCGAAAACTAGCGCAGTTGCCGTCAGGGCTGGACCTGCAGAAAAACATTCTGCTGAGCGGCGATGCGAGCGGCAAAAACTGGGTGGTGGCAGACGGCGGCGACTTCAAAAAGCGCCCAGGATTGCGGCCAGTGTTGGCGCTGCCAGCGACCGACGCGACCGCGTCAGGGTACGCGGCCACAGGCACGTTGCTGCGCTTTCCGCAAGGCGCCTTGGTGGCGGCTGAATACGTGGTTGGCAACCAAATGCGCCAGTATAGCTACGAGAAGCTCACGAGCGGCACTGATACGGTGTACATCTACAACTCCACACAGCTGGTGTACATTTCCGACGGTCGCCCGTTCGTCATTCGCAAGATTCCGCTGATGTATATGGCGTCAGTGTCTGGCGAAACGTACAGTTACCGCTTTGGTACCAATCCGACCACAGGCGCGTTGCAGTTCGTACTCAGAGACAGTACAGGGGCGATCAACACTTCCTACACCGTCACAGAGTCTAGCACCATAGCGGCGTTGGCGACGGCGATTTCAGCCACTGTGGTGGACGTGGGCTATACGCAGGCCTGGAGTACGTCACGGATGCCTGGGCTGAGCTTTCTATACGCAGCGTGCGTAGAGAAAACCGACGGCTCGACCTGGCTAAATCTCGACCCGACCAACAACTTCATTTACGGCTATGCCTCGTTTGAAATGCCGATGTCGAACCCGACCGGCAATTCCACGCTGTACCGCTGCTTTTACACGCAAGACGTGAACTCGGTAGACGGCAATGTGGTCGGTGTGCAGTTTCAGGAGGAAATGATTTTCGCAGGTCGCGGCGACGCCTTGATGTCGTTCGATGGGTACCGCATGAGCGTGGCGGGCTGCAACGTGCTCTCCACCTACACAGCAGCTAACGTCGGTTCCGGCGGTAGCTTGGGTGCGGGCTCGTACACCTACATTTTCCGGCCTAAGACCACGAAGCCGAGCGGACAAATCACTTACGGTCCAGTGAGCACGGTGTCGGAAACCTGCATCGGCAGCGACTCCGTGACCTTGGTGGCGAGCATTTCGGCCACGGCAGACGTGACCTCGGTTGGCGCGAACTACTCCGGCATTGCCTGGGCTCCACGACGCGTCAACTCGTTTACTGATTTGACGGGTGGCGGTGGCTCACCGATCATGACGATCTCAGCCGCTGAGCGCTTGCAGTACTACCCGCAAGTCGGCGAGTACGTGACGTCAGACACCCGCGCAGGCCGAGTGTTGATTGCTCAAGTGACGGGCAACACCATCACGGGCGATGTCGACTACTTTGACGGCGGCGGTAAGATCTCGCTGGGCGAAGAAGTCGAAATTTTCCGCAACGCGGTCGGTGGAACATCGTACTACCAAGTCGGCACGATGGCGATTAACTCGACCTACGTCGACACAATGTCAGACGCGACGCTCGCGACTAAGTCGGCATACGTAGCTAAGACCTACACGATCACGCGCCCGCCAGACTTCTGCTACGCGGCCACGGTTCACCAAAACCGTATTGTCGTGATTGGCGAATACTTCGAAGGCCAAGCGTACCCCGCCACGCCGCTCGCTGAGCCGATCAAAAACTCTCGACTGCTGGCCAAGAATCTGTACTGGAGCGAGCCAAATAACGAAGAATTCACAGCGACGAACAACCTAATCCTAGACATTACCGAGGGCGGCGATTTGAACTCGTGCATCTCAGTCGGTGACACTCTGTACGTAGGCGGCGCCGAGAGTATGTGGCTAATTCAAGGCAGCTTGGCCAGCGCGACCACGTACACTGTGAATCGTGTGACCGGGGCCGCTGGTACGGTAGGCAACACGGCGATTTGTGCATTGAACGGCCAAGTGTACGCAGTGGGGCGCGCTGGGCTGTACACACTGAACGGCGGCAGCGCGGATTACGCGATCGGCCAACCTGTGAACGCGCTGATTCGACAAGTGGAGCCGGCGCTGCTGCCGTTTACGCGGCTGGTTGCGCTAAAACGCAATGCCGGACTGGCGTTGATATTGCCTGGAATGGTGCTGGAACGTCCTGCGATCAAGCTAGCTGCGGGGAGCGAGGTTTTTCCGGTCTCGTACGTAGCTACCGAGGACGCAGCCGACACGATTGCGCTGATCTGGGAGCCCAACAGCAACACTTGGTCACAATGGCAGGGAGTCGATATGTACCTGGCCGGCGGACTGGTCGAATTTGACGGCATGACTTGGGCGTTTCCGCGCAAGACCGGCAAACCGATTGCGGTGCTTGACTCTGAATACGGCTACGACGGATTTTCGTCGGCGGTCGAAATGCAGGTCAAAGGGCCGTGGCAAACCAACGATGACATTTTTACGGACAAAAGCTTTGTGCGCCTGCGCGTGCTGAGCGCGTCACAAGGCCGCCAAAACTTCACGCTGGCTACCAAGGTGGAGCGCAACTGGAATTCCGGCCAAGCCGAGCAGGAGTTCAATGTAAGCTTCCGCTCGTCCGAGGGCTATGGGCAGCGCGCGTATGGGGTCTATCCTTACGGCGACCCCAGCGAAGCAGCCCAGCAGGTCGCGCTGACTAACCAAAAAGCACTATCTGTGAGAGCAGTGTTCGAAAACAGCAACCCGGCCGAATTTCCTAGCATTTCCGGCTGGAACTTTGAAGTTGCCCAGCCTCGCGGCCAAATGAAAGATCAATAGCTCATGGCGTACACTCCGTTTCCCGTGCCCAAGCAATATTCCGGGATGCAAGGCGCAGGTCCTTCGATCTCGCCCCTAATCACCCGCGCGCTGAATCGCGACTACTCGATGGCGGCGCCCCCGCCACCGCCGCCGGCTCCAACGATGACGCCGGCAGAAGAAGCGGCGAGCATCCGGGACGCTGGAATCAAACGTGCTGACGAAGAAGGCATCGGCAAGGCCGGCAGCATGGGACGGATCACCGACGCACGTGCAGGCGATGTCCAGCAGATGCTCGACACGCAAAAAGCAGGTATTGCCGATCCGCGCCAAGCGGAGATGAATGCTTTGCTTGCCCTGCAACAGGCAGGACTTGGTGGCATGACGCCGGCTGAGATACAGGCGGCCCGCGAGCAGGGCATGGCGGGCATCAACCAGCAGCTGGCCACCAACATGAAGCAGTTTGGCGACGTGGCGGCCGGCAACGGAGTGCGCGGTGGCTCTGCCATGGGACTGCAGATGCAGGCGCTCGGGCAAGCACAGGACGCCAGCGGTCAGCTGTCGCGGCAGCTGATTCTGGACAATCTGGCGCAAAAGAACATCAATATGGACCGCTATGGCAATACGCTGAGCAAACAGCAGGCTACCGAGCTGGGGCAGAAAAACATTGACGCCGATCGCTACGGCAACACGCTGCAGCACCAACAGGGCGTGGAGCTGGGTATTCAAGACAAGAACCTCGGACTGTCGGCGGCTGAAATGGCTGCGCGAGAGGCGGCGATTACCGGCTTCGGGTCGCAGATTGACAGCATCAGCTCGGGGCGGAAGTCCGACGCTATCAACAAAGAGATGGTCGATATCGTTAGGGGCACTGTCAACGAGACCAAAGACGCCGCTAAGACCAAAGAGCCTACGATTCGAGAACTGGCCGCCATACTGAATAACCCGTCAAGTTCACCAGAAGACAAAGCTGCCGCGAAAGCTAAACTAGACCAACTGTATCTCAAGAGCGGGACAAAAAGTCATACCGGTCCAGATATTTATAATGACCGCTCGGCAACCGTAGGCCCCGCTCAAGGCTACAAGCAGGCCGCAGAAGAGGATACCAGCGCGCCCGTAACGCTTACGCTAGGCGATAAAACGTATTACCGCGACTTGCCAGGAAACGCAGATCCGCAAGACTTCACCGACACCTACACTGACCCCGAGACTGGGCGCACCTACTACAACCCGAAATCGCTAACCGACCAAGGTAAAAGCAAAGCGGCTGTGGTGCTGTCTCCTGCGGGTAAACAGTACAAAGACGCTGGACAACCGCAACCGGGCTGTGCGCCTGGCGCCTACTGCTACGTGATGACTGCCGCGCGCGACGCGGGGCTGCTCGACCAGGACCTCTACGCCACCACAGTGGCTAAGTGTCCCACCAAAGCCAAGTACGCCAAGGCCTACGCAGTCTGGGGACTCGGCATGGCCCGCCTGATGCGGCGGTCGCCCCGCTTCGCCCGTGCAATCGCTTGGCTGGTGCCCGACACGCTCAAGGTCTTGAAAGGCCAACCGAGCACCGTCAAGGGCTACCTGGCGTACTACGGTATCTACGTGCCGCTGTCTAAGCTGTCTAATCTCTATCTAATGGTGCGCCGCTATGTCTAAGCCCTCCTCCAAACCGCCCGTAGCCAAGCCGCCGCGCGACTACAACCGCGCCCTAGATGCGCTACAACAGCTCGAAGGCACCCTGATATCCGACGAATCGCCGCTGGTCAAAGACCTAAAAGTATACCTCGGTCCGCTGGAGGAGCAAGTCAAAGCGGGCAAACTTTCCAAACAGCAGTTTATGATGCTCGGCGGTCAGTTTGCGCAGGATTGGGTTAGCAAACACATGTTTGACGGCCAGGGACTGCCTAGCGATGACGAAATTCGCGGGCCTATACTGCAGGCTGAGATTGCTAGGCGAGAGCGGCTGATGCAGCCGAGTGGATCAGCTGCTGTGGGTGCGGTGCCCGAGGTGAACGCGCCAACGGAGCAAAATCCGTATGGGCCGCTGGATCGGCAAGCCAAGGCCTTGGCGGTCCTGCGCGCAATGGTGCCGCAGCAGCCGCCGACGCAGCCCACTGCGCCGAAACCCGTGGCCGCGCAACGACTTGGGGGCGGGGTGCGGGTGCCGACGACCGCCACGACCGACGAAGGCAGACTGGGCGAGTCGCAGCTACTGATGCTGCAAAATCTATTCAAGCCGGTCGGCTACAATCCGGCCGGCGCGGCGCGGCACCTAGATCCCGAACGCTAGCCAATTCGCCTATCTCTGTAAGGTCTAAAACGAACATGAGTCTCTTTGAAGAACTGATGACGAAGATCCGCAATCCGAACGCGCCCAAAAGCGTGTTTGGAACTCCTGCGCAGGATGACAGGCTGCTTGAAAACGTGCGCGCTGCCATCATGACTGGCGACAATCCGCAAGCTGAGTACCGCAAAACACACCCAGCGTCCATGGACTGGTTGACGCAGCACATCCTGGCCAGCGCCCCCGAACCGCCGGAAGCCCTGGCAGCCGAACCGCTGCGACCTTGGTCTGGCGGTCTTCGGGCTGCTGAGCCTGACAGTCTGCCCCCAGAATCGGTAATGAGCATGCCAACACCTGAAGAGCAGGTGATGAGCCTGGCGATACCGCTGTCAAAGCAGCTTGTCGAAGCGGGGGTGGCTGACCCAAAACAATCGGGCAAATACACCGCGACCGGACTGGGCAACAAAGCTAGTGGCGCTGCAGCCACACCCACAGCAGCTAAACCAGAGTCCGAAGCTAACGACATGGACCAGTTGACGAAACTGTTGCTTGGTCGCGAGCGCGCAGCAACCGAAGAGCGGGACGCGGCCAAGTCTCGCGCCGAGTCGGCAAAAGAAATGTCGACCGAGGAGCAAGTGGTTACAGCACTGCTGGCGGCACTTCCTGCGGTCATCGGCGGCATTGGCGGCGCCGCGATCAACGGAGGCCTAGGGGCAGCCCAGGGCGTGGCCGGCGGACTCGAAGGCAGCGGCAAGGGCATCGGCATTCTAGCCGACGCGCGCAAGGGGCGAATCGCAGACGCGAAAGGCGAGGCGGCCGAGGCGCAACACCGCATCGACCAAGTGGCCGGACAACAGCTGGCGCATACCGAACATCTTGGCGACCAAGCGTTTGCGAAGTCGCAGCAAAGCAGTCAGCAAGCATTTTCGGCTCAACAGGCCAAAGCTGCAGAAGCAGCCCAGCTGCGCCGTCTGATGATTGAGCAAAAAGGCGCGATGGACCGTGTGCGCGAGCAAAATGCACAAGAATTCAAAAAAGCTGAACTCAGTGCAGGCCTGAAGGGTATCAAAATCGAGGACGCGGACAAAGCGTTTTACGTGAATGCCCATTCAGCGGCGCGGGACGTTGAAGAGCTGAAAAAAGCGATCAACCAGGCAGGCAATGTGGAGATCAACTACGTCGGTGACCCAAAAGTGCGCGCTATCCTCAAGGGTCGCGCTCTGGACCTGGCCATAGCCTACGCCAAGATTGTCGATCCTGGCAGCGCGGCCAGAGAGGGTGAAGTCGAAACAGCTATGAAGCTAGGCTTCCCAATGGGCATGCTTGAGGGCAATGAAACCTCAATCGCCGGGCTAGACAACATTCTGCAGATGATCCGCGAAAAAGGAAATGCTCGATCCGAGCTTGGATTACCGACACCCGCCTCGCTGAACGCGCCGGCAGGCGCATCAGTAGGCGAGCAGCCCGATTGGCGAACTCATCCAACCACACGAGCGCACTAACTCATGCCAGCAATCTCCGTCTCAGTACGCGATACCAAGACCGGCAACGTTTACGACGTCTCGCCGGAGGTGCTGCCACAAGCGCTGGCAGACGGCGGCGTGCCACTCGCAGCAGCCGATGTGTACGACCCGAAAACCAAAGCAACCTACAGCGTAGCTCCAGACGTTTTGTCTAGCGCGCTGGCTGATGGAGCTGTGCTCGCAGGTTCGCGCGCACACCGCGTTGCCACCACCGGCAAGCTCGAAAGCCTGGCACGCGGTGTCGGTCAAGGGGCCACGTTTGGGTTCCTCGACGAAATTATGGGCGGGTTGAAGTCGACGTTTGGCGATCAGACCTACGAACAAGCGCGCGACGAGTACCGCGAAAACGACCGCATTGCACAGCAAGCAAACCCAGTCACCAGCATGGTGGGCAACGTCGGCGGCAGTCTGGCCTCGTCGCTGATTCCTGGCATGGGGCTCGCCAAAGGCGCAAGTTTTGCGCAGGAACTTGGCCTTGGTGCCAAGCTGGGAGCGTTGGCAGGTGCCGGTAACTCTGAGGCAGACCTGACTAAGGGTGATGTCGGCGGGCTAACCAAAAACGCGCTTGAAGGTGCGGCGATTGGTGGCGTGATTGGGGCCGGTGCGCGCGTAGCCGATTCAGGTGTTCGCACGGCTAATCAGTTAGCGCGCAGCAACATAAACCGATTCTTTGACCCGACTATCAATCGTTTAGCTGCTGCGGGGGCGACGCTCAAAAACATTAAGAACGCCGGCGGCCTTGAGGAGCTGGTGCCGGTGGTTGAGAAAGCGACCAAGCGGGGCATTTTCAACAAGAACGCGGGCGGTGCACTGCCGACGCCGAAAGAAATCCTGACCCGTGTCGAGTCCAACATGGATGAGGACGTCGGTGAGATGTACAAACTGATGGCAGCCGCGCCAACGGAACCGTTGCCGGTGGAAGACTTGTGGATGCGGCTTGAGCCAAAGTTCCGCATGCTGATCGACCAGGCCGATCCAATGCAGCGCACCGAAGCGATGGGGCTGCTGCAAAAACTTGAGCAAGAGTTGCTGGACACCGGCGGCGACATTACCAAGCTGTGGGAACTCAAGAAATACTCCGGCGGCTGGGCCAACTGGACCAAGGACTCGCCGCTGCAGAACCAAATGAAAAAGATGTTCAACCAGGACTTGAACGAGGTCGTGGTTGACTCGGTTGCGGACGTGGCACGGCAAAATCCTGCGCTGAAGGGCCTGGACGTGCTGAACGAGCGTTACTCGACCATGATCACGCTGCGCGATTACCTGGACCAAGTGGTCGATAAAGACCTGTTCAGCGGCGGCCCGGCCACCTACAAAATGGCTGACTACGTGCGTGGCTCGGCTATCGGCGCAGGTGTGGGCTCGATGCTCGGGCTACCCATAATCGGCGGCGTGGCTGGAATCGGCTCAATGGCAGTCGGTGCAACCGTGCGCAGCACGCCTGGTCGGCTGGCCCGTGCCAAAATCGGCGAGACGCTGAAGTTGTCGGCCGAAGGACTCCAACAAAACGCGCAAGCATCAGCTGCTGCGGTGGCGCAGGGAGCGATTTCGCGCACGCTGTCAGGCATTCGCAGCTGGATTCAGCAGCTAAACCCCGGGCTGATTCCGCCCGCGTACGCTGAGTCCGTCAAAAAGATTATGTCACTGCCTGACACGGCGGCCGAGCGTGAGATTCGCATGCTGTTGCCGATGATCGACCCAATGCTGACGCCCAGTCAATTCAGCTCGGAATTCAACGGCAAGATTAGCACACCGCAGGATCGCATTGCGGCGACCCAGATTACCAAAACGCAGGGACTGCCGCCAAGCGTGGCCAGTTACCATATCAGCGTGTTGAACAAAACTGGAGCGTTGCAAGGCTATCACTACGCGAAAGCCCCGCAAGACTACGGCGATGAGCTGCTGCAATTCAACGAGCGCTTAACGTCTTTAGGGTACTAGGAGGCCGCATGGAATTTCTGTCGACCTTAGCTAAATGGCTGTCCACATTCGCGTTCTGGGTGCTGACGTTCATCGCTCCGGCGCGCGAGGCCATGATTGCGGTGGCTGTGCTGGTCGTGGTCGATCTGTTTGTAGGTGTGTGGGCGGCCAAAAAGCGTGGCGAGGCGATCGTCAGCTGGAAACTGCGGCACACGGTGACCCGCAAAATCTTCCCGTACCAAGTTGCCATCATCTGCGCGCTGTACATCGAGAACAATTTCTTCTCGGGCTTGCCAATCATGAAAGCCATCGCCGGGTTTATCGCAATCAGTGAGGCGAAGTCGCTATTTGAGCGCCTAGGCGAAATCACCGGACTCGATTTTTGGTCGGTGATTCGAGAACGCCTCCAACCCACCACCAAACCGCGACGTAGGCCTCCCGATGCATGACAGCCGACGACATTTTAACCAGCGATGGCCGCTACCGAACGCGAGCCGCAAAAGCCTCTGACACCGTTCGCGATGCAGCCGAGGTGCTCGCCAGCCGAGTGACCGAGCTGCTGCTCGTCTACGGTGACCGGCCCTACATCACTAGTGGCTACCGTACTCCGGCAGCCAACCGGGCCGCCAATGGCGCCGCCAAGTCTGCGCATATCGAAGGACGGGCGGTTGACCTGCACGATCCGGACGGCAAGCTAGGCCAGTGGTGCATGAAGAATCTTTACTTGCTAGAACAGCACGGTCTTTGGATGGAAGACACCTCTGCAACCCCCACCTGGGTGCACCTACAGTCGCGGCCCGCGAAGAATCGAGTGTTTCGACCATGATGGACTGGATCAAAGCCCGATGGAAGAGTCTAGCCACTGTGGTGGGTTCGCTCGTGCTGCTCGTGAGCGTGTATTTTTTCGGCCGGCGAACCCGCTCAGGCGAGTTGGACTTCGCAGCCGCCAAGCGCGAGCTGGAGCTGACCAATGCCAGGTCGGCCGCACTCCAGGTCAAACTGGACGCAACCAAGGCACACCAAGTCGAGGTGGCCGAGGATATATTGCGCGAAGAAATCGCCCTTTCCCAAAAGCAAAAGGCCAACCATGACTTGGATCAGGAAGATATTATCGCTCGCCTTCGTGCTCACGGTTTGGTGCGCTAGCTACCCTCGCCCCACCGCAGCAGCTGAACCGTGCGATGCAGCCGATGTCTCGTGCTTGCGGTTGTCCCTGCTGAACGCGCAAGACGAAGTCGTCAGCCTAGGTCGCCGCCTCGGGCTCAAAGACCAGCAAATCAAACTACTTCAGGCTGGGCAACAGCTGGTGCTGGAACAACGTGACCTAGCACAAGCTGCGCTACAATCGATGACAGCCGCAGCTTCAGGTATGCGTACTCGATGGTATGAACATCCCTCGCTGTGGCTGGGTATTGGGGTCGTGTCTGGCGTGTTGCTGACTGTGCTGGCGGGGCTGGCGATAGGTCAAGCTGCGCTGGTGCTTCAGTAGTCATCTATTATCCTTACCTACGCCGGTCAATTGAATACACAGCAGCATGCTTAAGCTCGCGATGGCGTGCGCTAAGTGGTTTATTCCCGATTCCCGGTCCGCGTCTTCTTTCAAGTGCCACGCATTCATATGCCGCCTAGCCGCAGCCAAATACCGTAAGTACTCAGTACCTTGCCGGTAATTATTTTCAGTATATTTGCGCCCACCGTACTCATACACTTTAGCTAGCTCCAACTCGACTTCCGGAGGGATCAAGTCAAAGCGCGGTTTGCCGGCATCGTTTTTCATAAATCCTGACAGTGGTTCAGAGGCCACGATTAGCTCTCCATTCCACGAACTTGACTAAGTCCGGCCAGTTCGCCACCTTGCGCACCACACGAACATCTTGATTCCAGGGCTGCGCAAACAACAGCCCGTAGCCCCTTGGCCAAGTCGATTGCCACTCCGCTACGTTCGAAGGCTTGTCGTCTACGAAGATATCCCCATGCACGCGCCACTTAGCTGCTGTGAAGGTGATCTCGCGCTGCGGGTCGCGCACCAAGCCGTGCTCTTTCAGCCACCAGCAACGATCGGTGACCCACCGCTGGCTGTCCCAGCGCGAGGTGACCCAGTGCACATCGTGGCCGGCTTCGCGCAGGGCCTTAACACCATCCTGTGCACCCGGCAAGACCTGCAAATCGCGCCCCATGATGCCGATTTGGTAGGCTATTTCCGCGCGCTGCTGACTACTGCACGGAATGTCAGTCAACTTCAGCCACTTGGTGATCGCGTAGTCCTGGCCGGTTGCGTACTTTACGATACGCACGACCTCACCAACGAAGTCTGCGGCCACACCATCACAGTCCAAAAGTACGATCATTGCAGCGCCCAAACGGCATACGCCAGCAGCAAACACCCGAGGCCAATGACTACGTCCCAAAACGGATCTGGTGGCGGGTGCGCACAGTCGCAGCTAAACAGCGAACAAAAATCTACCCAGTCGCGCGAGTCAACTGCCATGGCGCACCTCGAAGATCGAAGCCATGCGTAAACATTGATTGGCGGATACGCCGTGCGTATTCCTGGCTGCGCATTCCCGCACGTACTCGCCAAGTGTTGCATCGCGCGGGGGCACGAACTCATGATACTCGACCTTCCAACCAGCTAATTCAGCAATCTTCACGTAAATGTCGAATTCCCATAGCCGCAGGTTTGTGTTGTCCACAACTACGTCGATCTTGGGTATTGCTTGACTTCGATACAAGTGCAGCAGGTCAACAAACTTCTTCAGGCACGACTGGTGCGCCTTACCAATTTCGTGCGCGACGAACGCATACTTGCCGTCCTTAATAAAGTAGTCGTCGGCACTACACACTCGACTTTGATTACCCTCAGCGATCCAAAACGCCTTAGTAGACTTTCCGCTGCCGGGGATGCCGCGCATGATGTGAACGGTTGCGGTCATGATTCGTGCGTCTCATTGTGGTGATCACCTGCCATATAGATTTGGGACTCCATGTGCTTGGCCACGTCTTGCCAGCGTCGCGGCATGTAGGCATTGCAAAACGCGTCTACACCAACGTCAAGGCGTCGACCAACCGGACGCGAAGTGCCGTGGCTGTGTCCGTGAAGATGCCAAAATCCTTTGTGGGCCTGGTTCCAGACCTCGATCGGGAAATGTGACAACACTGCACAGTCGCCGCGATGCGCAACCTCTAGATAGTCGTGCGCTGACTCCAGCTGCGAATCCAATTCTGGATAGCCTTTGAACATTTTATCGTGGTTGCCACGAACCAAGATCTTGCGGCCAGTTAGCCGCTTCATGATCGGAGCAGCTAGGTGCTTGGCGCCCATAAACCAATCACCTAAGTGGAACACTAGATCGTCATCGCGAACGGCGGACTGCCAGTTTCGGATCATCGCCTCGTTCATCTCTTCTACCGACTTGAACGGACGGCTGCTGTACTGAATTATATTCAAATGATTCCAGTGCGTGTCGCTGATCACGAACACTTGCACACTGTCGGGAATTTTCATCATACGTGGATATCGCCCATATTGCCAAGGTTCAACCCGATCTTTGCCTCGGCAATCACCGGCACCAGCAGTTTGGTGGTGGTTTCCATTATCTGCTTCATCACGCGAATCTGCTCCAGCGCGTTAGGGCCAAACTTTACTTCGGCGACTATACTATCATGCACGGTACAGATCAAGCGAGGCGCGTCTAAATCGTCGCCAAACAGCTTACTAATCTTCGTCAACGCCCGCATTAGCATGAACGCAGCCGACGACTGAATTACGGCGTTTGGGGATTTATGGGTGTCTTTACGTCGCCCAGTGAATCGCTGCACGGAACCGAACAGTGGTAATCTCACGTATTTGTTCAGTTTAGCGCGGTATCTAACCGCTTGCATCCACGGGTCTAACCGTGCAAACCCGTCGAAAAAGTTACGCCGATACCTGAAACCCGCGAAGGTGCAAAATTCAGTGCTAACCGAGTCGCAAGCCACCTGGGAAATGCCTTCAGCGGTCATCGCCCACACGGATTCATGACATGCGCACCAAGTGCCGTCAGCATTCTTTGCGTGACGAAACCCGTGTTTTTTTGCCGCGCGGAATGCGCCTAGACCGTAGATGACCGACAGCCCGAACGTTTTGCCTATGGTGCGCTCGTCTTTGTCGATGTCCTCCTTTTTGAATAATGATCTAGCCACTGCGGTGTGGAAGTCTCGCTTTTGCACGAACTGCTCGATCATGACGGGATCACCCGAGTGGTGTGCAGCCAAGCGGGGTTCTATTGTGGCGTAATCTAGTTCAACCAGAAAGCAGCCTTCAGCCGCCGTGAAACATTTTCTGACGCTGTACAGTCGATCTTTCTGGTCGCGCGAGCTGTTCTGCAAGTTGGGGTTACTCGACGAAAGCCGCCAGGTGCAAGTTCCATGAACCTTGAAACTGGTGTGCAGTCGATCGTGCTCGTCAGCCAACTCTAGGAAGGGCCGAAAGTACGTAGACTCTGCCTTGAACAGCGCGCGATAATCCAGCAGGGTTTGCAAATCCTCGCGGTAGCCGGACTGCAGAATTTCCTGCAGGTAGTCCTTGCTTGTCTTAGGCAGTTTCAGCCACGCACGCAGCTGCGCAGGAGAGTTCAGGTTCACCGGCTTTTCAAACCCTGCCTCGCGTTGCAGCTGCCACAGGCGCTCGCGGTACTCGGCAATCTTTGGCCCGAGCGCGGCCAGCTGGCGATGCACCTCGGCCACGTCCAGCAGCAGCCCACGCCGCTCCATCTTGATCAGCTCGCGTGCAAACTCGTAGCGCTCGTGCACAATGTCGCCGAGACCCCAACGGATGCATTCCCGCATGCGATTGTCCTGCAGCTTACGTGTGAGTTTGATGTCGTCGAGTGCGTAAGGCGCAACCAGCTCCGCAGGCAGCAAGTGGATTGCTTCCTTGCCTGCCTTGCGACGCTTTAGCTCCGCTTTTAGCTCGGCTTCTTCCTTGGCCGCGTTGGCACCGAAGTATTTTACTGCAAGTTCTTTCAGCTTGTAGTTGGCTTCGTTCTCGTCAGCTGTGTGGCTGGTGATAATTGAGTCGAGGATCTTCGGCGGCATCTCGAACCCATCCGCCATCAGCATGTGCAAGTCGAACGCCGCGTTATGAAACAGCACGGTACGGCCGCGCAGCACCTCACGCAGTGGCTGGATCCACTCTAGGCCAAGGTTGCTGCCTTCAACGTGGCGAAACGCCCAATACTGGTCACAGTCGCCATGCTCAGCTGATCCAATGGAAATGCCGCACAGTCGCGATGGATTTACTTTGCGGTATGGGACCAGGCCGCTAGTTTCGGTGTCCAGTACGAACGCGCCGCCGACCGTGTTTAGCTGCTGTAGTGCAGCAGCGGCTTTCTCTGGCGTATCAACCAGCATACGGAACCTTGAATAGTTCCTTGGTTGGCCAATGCATGCCCATCAGCTCTTTCTCGCGTGAGTTGTCGATGCAAACGGCATACTGATGCATGTTGCCCTCATCGTCCGTGTAGTAGTGTTCGTCGTAATGCGAGTTGTGTCCATACACCATGAAGCGGCCAGGCATGGGGCGTCCGCTCAGATAGCGATTCCATGGCCAGGCGCTTTCACGGCCTGCCCACTCGCGCCAATTCCAGCCGTACCGTTTTGGTATTGCCCCGATATCTCGAACCGGAGCGTGGCTGACAAACAGTCCATCAGTGCGATACCACGCAGGGCGCGTTTCTAGCCACTGTAGGTGGGCCTCAGGTACTGCCTGCCAGCCGTAGGACGTCATGGTGGCGTCACCACCGTTATAGTACCAGTACGGATGCGTGCCAAACGCGAAGTCGCGCGATGCTTCGAGCATCATCAGCTCATGGTTGCCGAAGAGCGCCTGGCGCGAGCGCGGCTTGGCCATGAACCACTCGACTACTTGGCGCGACTTGGGGCCGCGATCGACCAAATCGCCGAGGGCTAGCGTTAGACTAGCTTTAGGCATCAGCTTGAGCAACGCCTGCAACTCATCGTAGCGACCGGCAATGTCTGCGATTATATTGACTGTGCGCAACTTGGTGCTCCGTGCCGGATTCCCACCAGCGTTTCACGCGTTTGAAAACACGGGCGTCCTAGGGTGCTAGACGAACGGAGCCTGGCGGTTTTTCTTGGCCTCGCGCCGCAAATGCGTGCGCATTCTGTGACAGTTGCTGCACACAACCTCGCATTTTTTAATCTCAGCATCAATCACCGCCATTGAAACCGTACGCAGCGCCATACTAGATAGTGCATCCAGTTTATCATTGGCGATGTGGTCAAAGTCGACTGCGCAAGGATGATGTAGTTGCTTGCAATCGGCGCAGGGTGTGCGTGCCTTTATCTCGTTTAGATACGCGTAACGCGCTTGCCGACGACGGTGTAGGTCTGGTCTCGTAGGCATGCATAGTCAGCTCCAAATGCTAAAAAAGCCTGCACGGTGAATCGAACACCGATCAATCGCTTACAAGGCGATCACTCTGCCGCTTGAGCTATACAGGCGTTGGGTTGGGCGTGCCCGCCTTCTAAGCAGCGAGGCTAGCGCGCGGCACGCCGTTCCTTGAACACTCTAGAAAGGCAGCGGGGCCCCGCCACCAGACTTCGCACTCAAGTACTCCGCAATCTTGGCGCGGCGCTTGCCGTTGTACTCTTCCGAGACAAATTTCGCGATCACTCGGCTACCCACAGCCCGCTTCAAGCTGAATGTCAACGGCTCCGAGCGCGGGGTTTTATCGCCCCAGGCAGCCGCCGCGAGATTGCGCAGCCGGAAATCGACCGCGTAGTCCGTGAATTGCAAGCCCTCGGCGGGTCCGTCGAGACCCACCACGGTCAACACCGCCATCGGGTTGCCTTTTTTGGAGACGCTGGCCTTGGCTTCGGTGATCTCCACCTCACACTCGCCATCAAAGTCGTAGCGCGAGCCTCCGTTGCCTGTGTCTGGCGGCAAAACGAACTCTTCTTGGTCTGCTGAAACTGGGTTAGCTGTCATAGTCATCTGCGATGCTCCTTGGTTAGATCTGTTTATACGCCTTGCGATACCGTGCGTAGATATCAGCAAAAGTAGGGTTAATCAAGACAGGCACACGAGATCCTTCGATTTCTGTACTCAATTCTTTAGCCACTGCGGGGTCGCGGGTTTTGCCAAAGACGCCTTTGTAGTCGCCTGTGTACAGGTAACGCACGCCTTTTTCCTCGACCAAGGTGTGTACATCGTCGAAATATCCAAGAGCAACGTCGCGCACAGCCTGGCTGAGGTCAGGCCAAGTCTTGATTGGCTTGGCGAGTTTGTTGGGCAGGTTGGTTTGCGGATCGACCGGGTACTGCTCGGCCACCCAGCAGGTCACAATCAGGTTGATGTCGGGAATGTCGCGCGCCATGCGCAGGATGCGCAGCATGCGGCCTTTGTTTTTCTTGTAGTCGAGCAGCTCATTGACGTCTTTGTCGCGCTGCTTTTCTTTGTTGGGATTGACCTTTTTGGCTGCAGTCTCGGCCAGGTCAGCCAAGTCTGCCTTTTGCAACTCGCTGGCACCGTCCAGCAGCAGCGTCTGTACTCCCGCCACGCTCGGGTCTTTGCGCACCAGCAGCCACAGCAGCTCTTCGACCGAGTTGATGCCCTTGGTTACGTCGTAGAGAATGTCGCCGCGCGAGGCCAGCGTGCTGATACCGCCGTCGATGCTGGCGCAAAGCACGTTGGCCATTTCGGGCACGTCTTGCGCGGTGCCTGCCAGGTGGGTTTTGCCGCTACCGGTTTTACCTGCTAGCAGGATCTTGCGGCGGATCGGCTGGTCTTTGGTGACGGTCAGTTTGCGAATCGGCATGCATATCGGACTCCTAATAACGTGTAAAAGTGTACAAAACGTACAAATGGTGCGGAATGCGCGCTACGGCACAATGGCGAGGGTCGAGTATCGCGCGCTCAAAACGTGTTCGACATCGTGGCCATTAAGCTCGGCCATGCAAAGCTGTTGAAAGTCGCAATCTTTGCAGGCGAAGGCTCCCATGCTTCGGTAGATTTCGTCGTCGCGGATGTTGGCGATGACTTTCGCTTGCACACTAAAATCATCCCAAAAGGCCTGAAGCATAGTCGGGCTGCGATAAGTAGGAATACTGCGAAAACGGCCATCAGCGCTAACCCGCACGCAGTCAATGCCACCAAAATCATCGCGAATGGTTTTTGGAGCGCGCTTAGGAGTCGTCGGCTTAGCTTCGACCAATAACGAACCGTGTGTTTGAATCCCCATCTTTGCTAGCACGTACTGGTACAGCGCAAACTGCGCATTGAAGCGGTCCACGTCTTCATCTTCGAACGTTTCCCGAGTCTTCCAATCAAGCACCATCACGCGCCCGCTCGGTTTGTGGCGCGCCACTAGATCGGCAAACCCGAGAAAACCTCGCCAATGCGGCAAGCTCCATTCCAAGCGTGCCTCAACCATTGGCTTTCCTAAGTGCTGCATAGGCTCCCAGTCGCTTGCGGGCAGCCAGTCTAGCAACGACTGCGCAACGATTGGGGACTCCTCTTCGATCACCGCCAGTGCTTCGGTCTGCTCGGGAGTTAGCCCGTTACCGCGCTCCTTGTCGCACTTCGCACACACAGCCGCGACCAACGGCTGGCCGAGGAACCCCGCCTCGATTGCCGAGTGAATCGCAATGCCGCGAAACATGCGGTGCCAAGATTTGAAGCCCATTTTGCCAGAGCGAGTCTTGATCTTTTTACGGTACTTATAATCGTAAGCGCGCAGGCATTTATTGAATACGTAGCTGCGCGAGTTGCTCAGGTACTCGGATTCGGATGAGGACGCGGCGATCGCCATGCAGCGGCTAAACCTTTCGAATTGCGGACTTGACCAGCGCTATCAACGTCGCCTCAGCGTTCGCCACGCGCGCATCAGCACCGGCCAGGGCGCTAGCCGATGACTCGGTCGCGTACATAGCGAAACTCAGTTCAATTTTGAATTGGTCCTTGAGCGCTATTTTTAGGCGTTCAACCAAGGCTCTAACGTCAGCTTCCATCCGATGACATTAGGCTGATTTCAACAGTAAGTCAAGTGACTGCAGGTAATACGCGCCTAAACAGACAGCATCGGCAGCGTCGTGACTGGTTGTTACCGCACCCATACTGGAGGCATAGGTCATGCTAAGCTCTTTAGTGTCACGGCCGCCAATATAGCCAAATAGTGCGTTTTGCCACGTACTAGGGCCGATGTACTCAAACTTGGTAAACCCGCATGCCTCAGCAGCACCTTGAGCCAAGCCGCGACGTCTGCCTAGTGTCAACATTGCTTTGCCATTCATTCGGCCAGGTGCCCACCAGCCATCCTCGATGACACACACCATTTCGTCGCCGGGTTTTGGGGATTGATCAGCCACTGCGGTGGCGAACACCGGGGCCATGCTTGCCCAGGTGCTGCCGTCGACCGCGCCATACTGGGTGAGTTTGCGACCGACGAACAGGGCAAAGCCGGCGGCCTTGGCAGGGTCGATAGCCAACACTAGTCGCGGGAACTCAGGTCGTTTGCGCGCCATCAGTCCGCCACATCTAGGATTTCAAACTGCTCGCGATGCTCCTCCAGCTCGTTCAGGCACTCCTGAACCGAGGCAGAGAATTTCACGCCTGCCTCGTCGACCCAAAACTCTTGGTTGCCGCGCGATACCAGGTACGCGGTTGCTGTGCGCTCATGCAGCGTGAAGCTGACTTGGTCGATCGCGATTACATCGGGCGGCGCCTCCAACTCGGCATCGCGACCTCGGCCATGCAGCAACGCGGCCTTCTCTCGACGGTGCTTGGCCAGTACGAAACGCTTGAGTGCGCGCAACTGGCTGTAAACCAGGCTGCGCGGCCAGTCCAGCTTGCCGGCAATCTCGCGCGGCGGCACCGACAAAAACAGCTCGGCCAGCCGCTGGTGGTGTGGGTTGCTGAACGGCATTTGCGATGCCATCAGGTCGGCAATTTGTTGGTTGGCGAACTTGCGCTTCTGCCCGAACTCGATTGGATCCGGCAAGAAACTGTTGACTGGAAACTCGGCAGCGTTAGCTTTGAGAAAGGCTTGTGCTTCTGGGTCTTTGATTGCCCGCAGCCATAGTGGCCGGGATCGGCGTCGTGACATGCATACGTTAAATTCCTTTGTTCAGTTCAGCGATTCGGTCTTCGAGCCGCAGGATTCTCAGTTTTAGTTCTTCGTTTTCCGCGCGTAACCGCACTACATCTGCGCAATCTGCGCAGGGCACTGCAGGCTTCGTGTCTACATCAACCACGGCAAGCTTGCGATCAGCGTCACTCATGGGACCCCATTTGCTTGAGCCCTGCTACGAGTGCTTCAATGCTGAATGAGACCCCAACTGGAGTTTTATTACGGTTGATGATTATGGGCTTGCCGACACGCAAATCAGGTCGATGGCCTCTAATAACCTCCGCTCCTGTAGCCGCGCTAGGTGTCGCAGCCTGATACCGAATACGATACCAGTTCGCCGCGTACGGTCGCGCGCTTGGAAGCACAAAGCCGTCGTCATCGAGTGGGGGTATTCGATGCTTTTTCTGGAGCGGGGTTAGCTTGGGCCTCATTTCAGGACCGCCGGCTGCGCGGGCTTAACGCCAGGTTCCAGTTCGACATGATTAACAGGTGCTTGGCCTCGGTACACGCCCTCTCGACGCAGCAGCCGTAGCACCTGCATTCGCGCAATACGTGTTCCTTTGCGAGTGCGGAAGCCTTCTTCAGCGAGCAGCTCCGCCACGCGCTCCAGAGTAATCCCCGTACCGGCCAGATCAAACGTCCGTGCCACCAAGCGCGCTTCATGCGCATCCACATGCAATGCCCCTTTGCCGGCCGCGCGGTACCCGTAGGCCGACTGCCCACCCATGCTGGTACCTCGCCCCACCGTAGCAGCTAAACGCGTCGCTTTCATGTGGTCCAAGTGCGCGTCTTTTTGGTACTGCGCCACCGCGCCCATCACTTGCCGCGCCAACACGCCAGATCGACCCTTGCCGAACAGCTCGTTAGCGCTCACGACTTCCACGCCGTGCTTGGCAAAGTAGTTGAACAGGTGTTCACTGACCCACAGCTCGCGACCCAGGCGGGAAGTTTGCGAGATCACCAGTGTCCCCAGCTCGCCCGCCGCCGCGCGCTGCTTCAACAGCAGAATCTGCTCGCGATCTGCTTCGGTGCCGGTCTCATCTTCCGTGACCCATTCGTCTATCGTGGTTCCGGTCATCGCCGCCCAGTTAGTGATGTCGGCCCGTTGTGCCGCCGGTCCGTTGCCTTCAAGCTGAGCCGTGGTTGATACCCGCACGTATGCAATGTTTCGCTTCATTCCTGTAACATACGTCTCAAGGCATCAGCCGTCAAGTTAGATTTCAGAAAAGTTGCACCGACCGCGTAAGGTCTCGCCCACTCAAGAAATTTTTTGTTGTTCTGATGCCACACACCTGCGTGTTCTAAGTGCTTCACGAACTGTGGGCCAGTCATTCCGTACGGTAGCTCCGGTATTTGCCGCGCTTGTCTCCCTGAACGTATCCGCTCCAAAGTGCGCTCTAGCGGGATTGTTAGCTTAGCATCGTGACTGTACACGTGCTTGTCGGCTGGAGCTAAGTACGGCAACCAAAAGGCTAGATCGGGCTGCGACTGAATGTGTTTAGCTGCTGCGTGGGCGTGGCCCTGCCATTTAGCTGAGGTGCCGCGTAGCTCGGGTTGCCCGATCGCGTGCTCCAGCGCGTCAAATGCCAGCCCTGGCAGCAGTCGTCCGGTCGAGTCCTGGCAGCCCTCCAGCCAGGCAGGACCAAAGAACGCAAGCGCGGCGTCGGGCGCGCCCAGATGCTGTAATGCCTGGTAAAAGAGGTTGCGTGGAAACTCAATCTCGGCAACCTGATGCTGATCGACCCAGTGAAAGCGCGGCTTGAGCTGCGCCCAGGTTTCAGAACGCAGGAAAATCTTTGGCCGGTACTTGGGCATGATGGCGCGCTGCTCGCGATACACCTTGAGCATGGCTGCGAGGGTCTTTTCCAGTGCGCGCAGGGTCTCGCCGCCTTGCGCGTCAAAGTAGCCGCCGACCTCGCAAATGGTCGGGTCGCTGCCAAACTTGCTGGCGCGGCCGATGGCGGTTTTGCCTGTGCTGCGTGTGGCGACGAAGATGGTCTCATGTCGCCGGTCCAGAGCAAGCTGCTCGGCTGCCAGGGTGACACTTAGCTCGCGCGCCTGCTGGACTAGCGGGGCAAGACTGGAGCAGATTGCCCTGAACTCATCGTTTGATACTATCATGCCTGCCTACACACCAGCAACCCGAAATAGAATACTAAGCAGTTTTACATAGTTTTGCCGCACACTGGAATCAGTGGGTAGCTCATTGAGCACTTGCAATGCTGTGGTTAGTTCGATGAGGGCTAGAACTGCTTGGTGCTGCGTCATGAAAAACTCCTTGGGTCAGTGAAAATCTGTCTGGTCGCCAAGCAAAAACGCTGCACTGACTGATTTGTAAACAGCGCGGCCGTTTGGAGAATTGGCTGCCATCGCTACTGCGGGTACTCCGGCATGGCGGGGGATTCGGGATTCGAACCCGCAACTTCGGGATTGGAAGCCGACGTTTTACCAGTTGCTACTACTCCCCCGTTGCCCGTGAACGCGTCTGGATCGCCGTAGCTCGGCGCCATCACCTCTGGGCTGGTGGCGTCAACGTTCTCTTTTCCACCGACAATTTCTTGGGCTTGGTCGCCGAACAACTCAGTCGCGACCAGGGCTTCAACCGCCAACACCTGTTGGTTAGGCACGCCCAGGTACAGCTGGTTGACCGCGTTGCGTGTTTTCTTGATGAACGCCATCTTCACGCCAAGTGGCAGGACGCTGCCCGCGCACTTCACTACTGCCCGGTTGATGTGCTCCAGCACTGAGAGGATTTCGACCGCCGCCAAAGCTATTGCCTCGGCTGAGGTTTCGTCGTCCATGAACGCGGCTGCGTCTGGCCAGACAAGTTTTTTGTCTTCGGGCGCCAGATCCTGGATGACGGGCTCTGTACTGGCGGTAGGTGTGTCCATGTCTTTCTTGTGTTCCTTCAAAAAAAGTAAACTTGCGGAGCTGGGATTCGAACCCAGATCGCCTAGGACATGAACCTGGCAGGTTAGCCGTTACCATACCCCGCGACTGATTACTAACACATTAAACCGAGCTAAGCAAGGCACTCGGCTTGCTCTCAAGCACTTTTTCCAAGTATTTGCGCAGGTCCACACTATCCGCCGAGCTGTCTTCAATAGCCTCACGGATGCACCGCTCCAGCTTAGCAATCCACCCAGCTTGCAGTTGGTTAATGCTGTGCTCGGCTTTCCACAACATGCGCATGTTCTGGTAATTGGCGCGAAAGCGCTTGAAGTCGGCTAGCTTTTCTCGCATTCCTGAGATAGTCGCCATCAGATGCTGAACATCGTTCATGTGCCTTATTTAACACTTGGTTAAGCTGCTGTCAAGCGGCGCGGTGGCCGGGCCAATTCGACTACCTACAGCATGGCAACAATCAAACGACCTGGACTGTTGGCAAACACGACCCTGCCTGAACACTTGAGATGGCAAAAGCACACCACGGACAACATTGACCGCGTGAATGAGGCAGTTGAGGATCTGGAGGACTCGGTTGACACCCTGGAGGAGACTGTCGACGGTCTTAGCGGTGGCGGAACCATCTCCGTAATTGAGAGTGTAGTGGCCGCAGCCAGTCGCGTCGCCTTGGTACGCGCCACAATGAAAGATATTACCAGCATCACACTGACTCCCGGCACCTGGCTGGTGACCGGGCTCATACAGTTCGACCAGACCGTGCTCGGCCTCAGCTACCACGGTATCAGCATCAGCACCGCCGCCGCGCCCAGCTCGGGCACGATCGGCGACACTTATCTGCTGTGGACCGTGCCCAATACGGCGGCTGGCGCACTGCTGGACGTGAGCAACGGTCAGACGGACGTAATGCCCTTCAAAAAATTTACTGTGGTGGTCAACACGACCGTGTATTTGCAAGCGGTCGCCAACTGGGTTACCGGATCGCACTATGCGTATGGCCGCATCACGGCAGCGTCCATCAGCTAGCAGCCCCCGAATGGTCCGTGCACTTCGCAGCACAGCGCCATGCGAATGAAGCGGCCGCGACGAGCACACTTTGGGCAGTGCGGAAGGCCGTGCCGCGGCAGCGCGTCGCGTATCAAGCGATCCGTGACGGGGTCCGTAGCCGACGCACCGTCGCTATGATCATCTAGCTGCTGTGGGGTGGCTAGATCGGGCGGCAGGCGAAGATCGAAACAGCGGGCGCACTCGCCGCGCAGTCTGGACATGTAGTCGAGCAGATCGGCTCCACAGCCGCAGTAGCTGTCCATGTACCAGAACCTTGTTTAGTAGCCGTAGCCGTAGCCGTTGCCGTTGCCGTAGCCGTTGCCGTTGCCGTTGCCGTTGCCGTAGCCGTAGCCGTTGCCGTCGCCGTCGCCGTAGCCGTAGCCGTAGCCGTAGCCGTCGCCGTAGCCGTCGCCGTCGCCGTAGCCGTAGCCGTAGCCGTAGCCGTAGCCGTCGCCGTAGCCGTCGCCGTAGCCAACACCTAAGACTTGTGCATCTTCACCAAGTGATCCAATCACTTCAACACCGGCGCCCATTTGGACACGTCGCACTTTATCGACGCAATCTCCGCCAACTCGTGTGCATCCACGTCGCCGCAAACTTCCAGCACGGTCTTTGGTGTCGGGCCGGTAATCAGCTCCCCGAGTCCTTTAGTAGTGCCCCAGTTACGAATTACTGCCGCCTTAGACACAAGCACGCGCCCATTCATGCGCCGGTAATACCCGACCACGACCCAACCGCGTTGCAGAATCACAATACGCACTTCGGGATCGTGGCACAGATCAAGGGTACTAGTCTTAGGAGTTGTCAGAGCGCCGAATAAAGCGGCGACTTGCTGAGCTTGGCCAATTGTCAGGTTCAAAATATCCATTGTTTTTTTAGTTCCTTTTTGAAGCGGTGTGATCGGCAACCCAGGCGTAGTGGTTGCTACCGTGGGAATCCGTACGGCGTTCCAGCACCATGTGCGGATCGGTCAGGTCGCGTGCCGGCTCGGCATCCACCATCAGCCGCGACCGACCTCCGGTTTCGTCGCGCCAGAACAGCCGCACGCGCTTGGTGCGACGAGTACGGCCGCGCGTGCTAGGCAAAAAGAACTCTGCTCGCTCGAACAGATCGAGCGTTGTGATGGATAGCGTCGCGTACTCATCGGCGCGACCGCCCAATTGGATGCGCACTTCGGACAGCATCTTAAACCTGCACCTCGATTTTGATTTTGGCCGGAAATTCCGTCAGTACAAACTTCGCCAATTGCTTACGAATGGTGCCCAGCGCCATACCCGACCCGGTGTAGTATTCATACTCGTCCGATAACTGCTGCAGGGGCTGACCCGCGATACGCGCGTTATACCCGCACACCTCGCTGAACCGATCACCGTTTAACGCCATAATACCTTTGGCTGTCTTATTGTGTTTCCCGACATATCGAATCACTGCCCCAACTGCGCACACCTTGCACGCTGGATCGGCCGGATCACCATAAATCCAGCCTGGCGATATCGCGCCACGCGGCTCGGTATACAAGGCTGCAATCACGTCGCTACGGCTGAGGTTGATAACTTTTTTCTCGGTACGTCGGCTGGATTTTGCCATTTGTGTCTCCTGCCGGGCTAGCTAACACACTACCAAAGCGGATGCAAGGGGCTAGTGCCCGCGCAATCGCACACGCGGCCACGCATAGCGCATCGCCTGCGAAGTGGTAAAACGCGGCCACATCGCCGACATTGCCCATGTAATGCAGTGTTCGTAGAGTTTCGTGGCGCGGCCCGGCGCCAAGCAAGCACCGCACTAAATCGCAGCATACATCCGCCTCAGCCTCGATCCACACTTGGTTCGTGCGGTACTGCGCATCGTCGATGTCGTGATGCAGCATCGCATGGGCCAGCTCGTGAAACAGCGTGCTCAGCGATCGGTCGTGCACCTCACGAGCCCCGACGTGAATCACGCGCGTCGCCGGCTGGTAGCTGCCCGCCGTCCAGAAATCTTTGATTAGGCCCGAAGCCTTGGCGTCCGGCAGGATTTCAGAAACGGCATGACTGCCGTCAGGTAGGCGCAACTTCGCTGCCGCCTGACCGATACTTGACCAGGTGAGGTCATTGCCAATTGGAAGTGGAGTGCCTAGTGTAGTATTATGGCCGCCATGATTCAGGGACCAGTCACGAATGAAGTGTAGGTACTGCTCGCACTGTGTCATCATATGTATGGAACACGCCCATGAGTGATTACATATTATTTAGTTGCGACAGACGAAGGTCTAGCAGCTGCCGACCGAAATCACGCAGCCAGCGACGGCGGCGCTCTGGCGTTAGCGGTATCTGGCGATGTCGAGAAGCCGCAATCATTACGCCACGTTGTGTGTGTTTTAGACCGAGCACGTGGCCGATTTCGTGTAAGCACGTGAGGTATAAAGCACCACTTGTGAGTGGACGCAATACAACCTCAAAAGATTTGTCACTTTTTTGTTGACACGCCCCCAGAAATTTGCGCTGTGCGTCATTGAAGTGTTGATGTCCTACCTTTACCGACACCAACACGCCATCGAGACCGTCATCGGTCAGCGCCTCAACATCGGTCCATACCAGGCTGATGATTTTGAGATCGGTAGGGCTGGCGTCGATTACCATCCACATGCTCCTAGACAGCTAACACACAACCAAGGTATAAGTCCAGCCGTATGCAATATCAAGCCGCTCTAAGATTCCTACAGTTGCTAACTGGCACCGTGGAAACCGTCCCACGGGCCACTTTTACCACGCTGCGGAACGGCCAACCGGGCAAACCGTGGTACGACCGCCGACTCGATGACGTGTATCCAACCCTGGCCGCGCTGAACCGCACGGGCTCGGACGTGTACTTTACCGTCAATGTAACCGACGGGCAAGGTCGAACGGCAGAGCATGTCACGGCTGCACGGGCACTGTTCGTGGACTACGACACGGGCGTGCCGACGCATTGGGACGTCGCGCCTAGCTTGGTGGTTGAATCGAGCCCGGGCAAAGCGCAAGCATACTGGCTGCTGCAGGAACCGTGCACCGACCTCGCCCGCTGGCAGGCAGCCAATCGTAGCTTGGTGGCCCAAACGGGCGGCGATCCAAACGCGTGCGATTTGGCACGAATCTTGCGCGTGCCAGGCTTCGTAAATCACAAGTACCCGCCCGAACGGCCTGTGGTGAAGATCAAGAGGGCAACGGGGGCTCGGATTGGCATTACTCTGCTGGAAATGGTGTACCCGCCAGCACTGCCTACGACGAGTGGATCAGCCACTGTGGGGGTGGCTGGTGCGACAAGCGTGCCCGAGCATGAGCGGCAGCGGCGCTACCAAGCCTGGCTGGCGGCGGCGGGCCGGCCACCAGCGGCGGGCACGGGACTGCGCAGCTGGTTGTTTCGCAAGGCGGCGGCTGGCGTGCGCGACTTCGCACTCACACCCAACGCAGTGGCTGATGCGCTCATCCAGATCGATGGACTCGACGATGCAGCGGATTTGACGCTGTTATACAAGATAGCGAAGGATGCGGACCGCTACGGTCAACGCGAGGTTGGCGCGGCTCTCGGCAAGCGTCAGCCCGCTAAGGTGCGGGTGACTGAGTAACACCTCAGCAGCTATTGATCAGCTACTGTGGTGGGGGTGTGTAAAGGTGGAGGAACCGGCATAGCCGGCCGGCCCTCCGTTCATTGGATTTCAAGTCCAACGGTAATATAGGCACTGAACGCAACACGCCGTTTAAGGCACAGACTCATCCTGATAAGTGGCGACATCCTACTAGTCCACGCCCCCATAGTGGCGGGGGCGGCGGGATTCGCACCCGCGTTTCCAAATTTCGGTCCGTGCCGTTCGATTGCTGCGTCTGCCCTCCAAATTGAGCTTTTGAGCAATAGCCTGAACTTCACTCGCATCAACAGCTGCCTCTACATTGGGCTACCGGGCCAGAGAAAAGCGGCTCGGGTACGTATCGACCGTACACTTGGGCTATTTCAGCACTAAGTTTCAGCTTTAGTCATCAGCTTGGCTCGGCCTTGATTGTAGCATGTTTATCGATATAATCAAGCATAGCGGACAGTATTAGTCGGCTTTCTTGCATGTACCCAATGGCTCTGTTGCACGGTTGCACAGCAGGCCTCTAACCGCCCCACTAGTGTGATCATGATCTACGTCGAACCGGCGTTTTCTAGGAGGTTGTTTACAGATCGCACATAAGCCATTCTGCTCTTGCATGAGTTTGTCGAATCCGTCCAGAGTGAGTTTGTATTTGCGCCAGTAACACTCAGCGCGATGCTCTTCGCGATGAGTTGGCCTGTATCTTCGGTTATACTCACGAGAATACAGTACACACTTTTCACACTGTTTTGGAGCGGTGCGACATGATTTGCATCTACTTGGCGTGCAGCATTAATCCGCGAACAAGAATTTGAACAGCGTTTCGCCTACCGAGTGTTGCGTCACGACGACGCTGTTTGCTTCCTCGCGCGCAAACTTCACTGCCTTTTGCAGCGCCTCGATGCGGGCCAGGATGCGTTGACGAACGGGCAGCGGCAGTGCCCCGGAGAATTTTACTTGCTCCCAGGTGCCGACGTTGATGTCTTCAGTGATCAGTTGAGTCTGCGCCGCATGCTTGTCGGTCGCGGGGTACATGACCAGCGGGCGCTGTAGCTTCTTGGTGCGGATCGAGCTGACCGGCTGCGTGCGAAACTGTGACGCGTTCTCATCGTAGGTCCAGTCTTCGGCAGGATCGAGCACGGGGACTTTCGACACCATCGTGTACAAGTCGGTCAACTGCTTTTCAAGGAACAGCAGGAAAGTGACCGGCGCGCCGGAAATCAGCACTTGGTCGCCAAACTTCACGTCGGCCGTTGCGACCAGATTGCCAAAGTCTTTCGTGGCCGTGATGTCAATCAGGTCAGTCATCGCCTTGCCCACCTGGCGCAGCACGTTGGGCGCGGACCACTGCACCTTGCGTTGCTCGCCCGCTAGCTTTTCGCCTTCGGCTTCCAGCGGCCGGTAGGTGCGGACGAATCCGTCGAACAGTGCGGGCTGCTGCACGCCTTTGTAGATTTCGGTCACGAAGTCGTTTGTGCGCTGCTTGACTGTTTTTTCTACTGCGATTATCTGGTTCAGTTTCATGATGTGCGCAGTTAACCACGGATTAGCGCCGCTGTCAAGCCAAGCGCCTTGCTTCGCGCGGCCAAAAGCGCTATTAGCACACGCATGACAATCGCAACCCAGCAAGAAACGCTCGAAAGTAAGATTAACCGTATCGGAAAAGAGGTGTTTGCGCAGCTCAACGGCACTTACCGACTGTTGATAGACAACGAAAAGGAGGTGACCGTCGTCGAGATTCTCGAACCAGGCGTGATCGCGGCCATATCCAAGAAACGCATCGTCAGCCGCGAACTGGTGCGTCAGTTCGGCAACCAACTCACACCCACCAAGGTCAGCAATGAGCTATACCCGCGCTGGCTCGCCGAAATGGAGGCAGGCCTCCCGACACTAACGTTCGACCGCGTACTGCCTTTCGCTTTCAAGTCGCAGCGCCTGGCCGACGAACAGTTTGCGTGGCAACGCCTGGCATTCGACCACGATCCGACCGCCAAGTGCCCAGACACGTTTGCCGAGCTACTGAAACGCACCACCGCCGATGAAGCCCGCAGTTTGGTGTTGTTCATCGGCTCGCTGTTCGACTACAGCTTTCCGCGCAGCCAGTACATGTATTTATGGGGCGACGGCAACGACGGCAAGAGCATGCTGCTGGCCACATTGGCCAACATGTTCAGCCTGCAAGGCGTCACGACCATGCGCAGCGGCGACTTTGCCGACAAACACTCCACAACTACCCTGGAGCGGGCGCGGCTGCTGATTTTTGCCGACCAGAACAATAACAGTTTCATGAGCACTGGCCACTTCAAGGCGCTTACGGGCGACGACGTACTCACCATCAATCCAAAGAACCAGCCGCGCCGCAACATCAAACTGAACTGCAAAGTGCTAATCGCAAGCAACAACCCGCCCAACCTGAACGGCGGCCGAGCCGACGAACGGCGCATCCTGCCTGTCAAGTTTGCCAGCTACGAGGGTGGGGCCGACCACGGCTTTGTTGGTCGGTTTCAGGCCGACGCTTGCCGCATCGCGCAATACTGCCTGGCCGAGTTCGCCGCCTGGAAGCGCGCCAACCCTGACCGCGACATTCCGCCAGCCTCGGAAGCCATGGAGGTGGTGCGCACCGAGTCCTTGGAAGCGGTCGCCAACGGGCTGGTTGATCGCTGGTTCGACTTCGACCGCACCAACGCTGAGGAAATCATTACCCCGCTAGAGCTGTCAGAGAAAGTCAGCGAGCTGACCCGGACCAACTTTGCCCTATCGCGCCAGGTTTACGGGGTACTCGCCAAGCGCGGCCTGAAACGGGCGAAAGCATGGACCGATCCGGGCAAGACCAAGCGCATAAATGTCTGGAAAGGTGCGAAGATTCACGACATTGTGCCACAAAAACGCGGCGATCTGACCTTGGATGGTCAGACAGAGTGACATGGTCGGACACTGCAAGTACCTGTAATTGCTGTACTGTCTGACTGTCCTACTATGTCTTACCTAATATTATACAAACGCTCTATCGCGCGCGCGCGTTGGAAATACTGTAGAACCTAACCTAGGACAT